GCACTTGTGAAATAAGAGTGCTATGCAGCCGTAGTATAATGGATAGAACGCAGGACTCCGACTCCTGAGATGCGGGTTCGATTCCCGCCGGGTGCAGTTATTTGTTTTGAAGAAAATACAGTAAAATCAATGGATTGAAAAAGATATCACAAACAAATGTTTTGATTACTCGTGATTACTCAACGAAAACACGACAGAAGAAAGGAGAACTGCACAAGTGCTTCAAGTTTTCCTCAACTGGTAGAATGTGAACGCATAGGGCGTTCTTTTTTATTGCCTAAATTCAAATTGCGTATTTCGCCCATATTCGTGTTTAAAGCCGTTCGACAATAAAATATTCATTTGATAGTTAAAAATTGGATATAGGCGCATCAGAGAGCGTGAGAGAAGCATAAGAATTAAAAGTTTTTCCGGCGGCGGCGCGCGGGATATTTTATCTTTTTTTCATACCCCCCTACCCCTCGAAAATGAGTGTGAAATTTCGATTTTGAGGTTGGAAAAATTTCGTTCAGATTTTTGAAAAATTTTTTTCTTGGATTTCTTACAACTTTCTTGAAAAAGTTAGACTGTGCCTATATTTGATTTGATATTTCAAAAAATGATATTTTGAAATATTAGAGAAGAACACCGGGGCCGGGATATCGGGAACCGTTCCCGGTGTCGAAAAAATTTATACACTGATAACATAACATATAATTCCTTCCGCCGTCAATAGGTTTCTGCGTAGGTCCTGCCGTTGTAGCGTACGTGTGTATGCGTTTGGTGTTCTGCGTCCTCTGTGTTTCTTTTACGCGTGATCTGTAGCCAATCCCCGCCGCGCTGTACGGTTATTTTTAACTCTGGCGATTCTAGCCACTCTACACCCTCAAATTTTGCATAGCCAAACAGCCGCCCGGATGCCACCGAATAGCCAAGAGCAGACACGCGCCGCATGATCTCCCGTTTACCCAAGTATTCCCATTTTTCCATAGGCATTCCCTCCTTGTCTGTAAAACTTGCGTGTGAGTACTGGTACTCACAGAACCAACGCCGCCGGAATCGGACCGGCTCACAACGCCACCAGGTACGCGGAAAAGGGCGGAAGAGTACCGCCCTAAAATCTATTTTACATAAACTCGCACATAGTCTTTATTTTTGCTATAGCAATAGCTTCTCACTTGCATGTTGTCAAAAGTGCCCGCTTTTTCTTCTCCGTAATCTTTGCAAATCAATTTATTATTTTCTCCGTATATTCTCCACGGTACGCGCGTTGAACTCATGTAAGAGCTCATAAATAATTCATAAAGTGTTCTTCCCATGCTTGTTTCCTCCACATTCTAAATTTTTCCGGCTGTTCCGGTAAAAGCAAGCCGGGGAATCGAACCCCGGAAAAGCCAACCTTGCCTAGTCTGCTAAAATCTGTCGTGCCACGTTGAACACATAAAGCCTGTTGTGGCTGTGGCGTTTAAAATCTCCATTTTCAGCAATCACACGCCCACTATTTGGGTATTTAAGACTTACAACGGTCAAATACTTGTTTAGCAGTTCATCCGAGCATTTTAGGCACTCTATAGCATTTTCTATAGCACTTTTCTTGCTATTGTAATAAATTCCCTCAATGTGTACTCCTTTTTTCTTTTCCAGCTTGTCAAATTCTTTCAACAGTTCCGCTTTTGTCATAAAATCAACCATCCTTTCATTTTCCTATAGATACAGTTCCATAAGTCCCACATTTTTATTTTTAACTAAGACAACGCCTGGGCGGACAACGGAAACATACTGTTTTACAACGTTCTCGATTCGCTCGTTGCTGTAATACGGTGCCAACTTTTGGCGTGTGTATTCTTTCGCTTCTTCAAGTGTCATCATCTTCATATAATCAACCATCCTTTCGTTTTATGCCCTGTCTCATCGGTGCAGGTAGGGCAGTTCCTGCAGACCGCCGGGTGGCGGTTTCGACTTAAACAATTTCTAAATATCCTAAAATTTTAACGCTTGCCGGAATACAGAAGAACATTACGCCGGAAGGCTCATAATTAGGAACGTATGAAGCGTGATAGCTTTTTCCATCGTTACCGATTGCTAAATATTCACCGGCTATATGTTTCTTTGCGATTTCATCAAAACTTATTAAATCTTCTGTATTTATCTTTCTTTCTGCAACTGTCATATAGTTTCCTTTCTGGTCTGCCATCATCAGAGCCGGGCGACCATCCCGCGGCTGACGCTCCAGATCAGAGCGTTTCGGCTATGCTATGCAGATTTCAAATACATCGCCTTGGACGTGTTCAAAATCAACTATTTCAAAAATACCGATTCCGTAAAAGTCGGCTGTGAGTTCCCCAAAGTGGTTATACTCAAATGCGATATTGTTCTTTTTCAGCTCGTTGATCGCGTCACCGTTCTTTGTTGTTTCCCATGTAAAACGCATTCCCGTCTTTCTCATATTTAAGCCCTCCCTATAAAATTTCCGAAAACTGTAAAATCTGCGCTTCGCTCAAATGATCAATAACCACATTTCCGTTTACGTCGCTCAATTCATATTCATCCAGAAGAGTAGTGAACCCGTCAAACTGATTCGAAAGGTAATAGCCTTTGCTTTCTAATAATGTTGTTGCTGTTTTCATATCTTTCATGTTGTAACCTCGCTTTCGTGCTTCATTTGATATACTAATAGTACACGATAATGGATTATAATACAATTGACACAATACACGAAAATAGACGACACAAAACAGCAGTTTATTGTGCAATATGATACATGAGAATAGACGTTGACATGGTGTGAAAAATCTATTATCATATATAAAAAGGAAAGAGGTGTGACGCATGGCAAATTATGGAGCAAACGGATATATTGACTTTTCCAAGCTGTGGAATGTCTTAGAAAAAAAGGAATACAATAAGCAGTGGTTAAAGAATAACGGAATCCATTCTAATACAGTGGCAAAGCTGACAAAAAATGAAAATGTAACTTGTGAGGTTATATGTAATCTATGCAGACTGCTAAATTGTCAGCCGGGCGATATTATGGAATATAAAAATAATTAAAATACATGAAAATAGACTATTGACATATACACAATAATAGATTATTATAAAGCTGTCGGAAGACAATAGCCGGGCAAGCGGAGAAAGGAGAACAAATGAACGAAATGACAGATAAACAGATGGAAGTTATATTAAATCTCGTAGCTGATAAATTTGCAGGATGTAAGGACATGGACGAAGTTCAAAAAGCAATAGATGAGGTTCGCAACATGGCAAAAAAAGAAAAGCCTAACGATTAGGTTTTAGGGAATGAAAGGGAGGGCGGACTTGCCGCCGCTCTCAATCAAATAAATTGTAACACATAGCAATTATATAATCAATGCAAACAAGGGGCAGCTTTTCCGGCTGCCTTTTCTTTTTATCACTTCCCAAGATCGGACAAAACCCCCCCAGAGCAATTACAGGTAAGAAAAGATGATAGAATAGTATTAGTTTTGTTGCAATGCAACATACTTGCAACACCAATGCAACAAAGTGCAACATTTTTGCAACGTAGATATAGAGTAAGAGATAGAGATAGAGTATATTCTCTGTTGTTATATTTATATATTAAGGGTTTAAAATACAGTATATATAAAGCCTATAGATGTATTGTAAGTGTATAGACGCATGCGCGCGGTGTAAGTATATATATCAAAAGATTGTTAAAAAATAAACACCTATTGCAAAATATCCAGAAACAGTGTAATGTTAAATACAGACAGAGAAAAAGTATTATTGTACTAGTGAGTGGAGGTGTAATAGACATATGGCAAATACAGTAAAGACAGATACAGGGATAGAAGTATATGAGAACTCTATAACTGAATATCTGGATCAGTATATTGCAGAAAAGAAAATAGAAGATATGTCTAAAGAACCTCAAAGTAAATGGAATGCAGCATTGATATATATTTACAAGGCTGTATTTAAAGGCAATAGAGAGCAATTAAGAGACCAAAACAGTAAAGATAATTACAACGATAAACTGGTAAATGATATATGTGATACATACATAGAGTTGTGTTACGAGTACGACAAAGAGGTAAGTATTAACGGGTTTTGTTTCTTGACTGGAATTAACACAGATACGGTATATACTTGGGGCAGTGGCGAGTATAGATCCGGTTCGGCGTGCCCCGATGTATACAAAAAGTTGATCAAAAACAACGAGGAATCTTTGAGCGACAAGCTTATAAGCGGCGGACTCAACCCGATGAAAGTGCTGCCAGCGCTCAATAGGCGGCATAACTGGAACATGCCAGGAACAAACCGCCAAGGCGGCGAACAAACGCAGAGTATCGAGCAGATCCAAGCCAAATATAAGCCTGCGGAATTGTGCGAAAGTGGCAAACAATTAGACGCACCGGAACCGGATTTCTAACATGAAATTGTGCGAGATTATTCTACAATTCACAAATACAGTATTTACAAGGGCTTCAGTGCTTACAATTATTCGCAACTATTCGGAAAAGCTGGGTTTTGCGAATAGTTAAAGCGTATGAAACAGAATTGCACTAATTGTTTTTGATCAAAACACAATTCAAACGCAGCGTGTGAGCATGGTCTAGAAGGGGTGCCGGGGGTCATGTGGAAACACACCCCGGGCGGTAACTTAGCCCCCCAAGTTAATTCAAAATAAAAAGATCGCCTTCGCCGAAAGGGGTATTGGCCTATGATTGCTAAACTTGAAGGGCTGCAAAACGGATATGCATTGTTAAGATCATCTACGGATGAAGAGTTTCAAGCAATCCTTAAGCAATACAAAGATGAAAATAATCTTAAGTGTGTTATCTGTAATGAGCGTACTGCTAAATGTTTTAAACACGCTGGGGTTTTATCAGATCCCCCAATAACGATAAACAATAAAATGTTAAGTGGTATATTTTACATCAACAGCGTTTTCTAAATTCAATTTTCTACATCCGATAAAAATTCAAAGGTTACATTCGATAACGATTTTCAAAAATTTTCAAAAACAAAAAGAGGTCAAGCACTATGAGGACATTGATTGAGTATATCCGTTCATGTTTCTGTAAGCATGATTGGGAACTTTTGTTCAATACAGACATCATGGATGGCAATAAGCTGTTTAATAGTATCAAGGTGTATCGTTGCAGGAAATGCGGGTTAGAAAAACGATATAAGGCCAGATAGGAGAATTTGTATGGATAATCCGATTCCAAGAGTTAAGGTCGTAAATCCAAATGAAGGTTGGATGGGAACTGAATATTACATAGACGGAAAGAAGATTAAAAACGTCAAAAGCGTTGATTTTCGTGTTGCAGTGGATGAGGTTCCACATTTCACTTTTGAAACCATGGGGCTGCCGGACATTGATATGAGCGGTGACATTAGATTCAAATTTACGCCGAAAACAGTTCAACAGGCATCTGCAGTTTTACGAAATGAGTTAATGACCCGCGGCGGGCTGTATCACATTTTCTTGGAAAGCATGTTAAGTGCATTGGATGATAGCTTTTGGGATTCAAGGGATAGAAACGGGAATGATCTTGACCTTGGAGAAGAGGATTTCCAAGAAGCTGCAGCATTGATGTTGAATCGTTTGATTGGGATTGAAGAATGAAAGGATGAATGACATATGACCGGAAATGAGTATCAGAAATTAGCCATGCGGACAAATGATCGCAAGGCGACAAAAAGAATTTCGGATAAACTCGATTTGCTTAAATTTTGCAAAAAGAACAATATCACATCTGCGTTGCAAGATTATGACCTTGGCGGTATCTTTAATGCCTGTCTTGGGTTATCCGGCGAGGTTGGAGAGTTCAACGACATGATTAAAAAGTGGATTTTCCATGAGAAGCATCTTGATATTGACCATGCAAAGAAAGAAGCAGGAGATATTTGTTGGTATCTTGCAATGCTTTGCGAATCCTTCGGCTGGAGCCTTGATGAGATCATGCAGATGAATGTAGACAAGCTTAAGGCACGTTATCCGGAAGGGTTTGACATTGAAAGAGCAAACCACAGAGCGGAAGGTGATGTTTAATGGCAAGCTGCAGCAATGAGTTGATGAAAACCGAGTATTCCGAAACCTTTGATGAAAAACGCAAAGGATTGATTGAACAGTCGTATTACAAATACGGACCGGCAAGAATGAATTTTGCAAACGGGAATGTGGATGCAATCGAAAGTTTGAAAATGTGCCTTGCCAAGTTTGAAGAGACTGGAAACCTTGAATACTTGTGTGACGTTGCAAACTATGCCATGTTCCGGTTTATGTTTCCACAGCAGGGCGAGCATTTCGAACATACGGACTCTGATTCATCTGCCGGGATCTTCGGTATGAGCGTAAATGAAATGGAACGATTCAAACAGGAACACAGCTTTGAGGATGGGAGATATTGATATGGCTTTGAAAGTTATTGCAACAGCGGCAGATGCCCTCGTAATACTGGGACTTATGAGAGGACAGGTAAAACAAAAAGACAATTCAAACGCAATGGGGTATTTGCTTTCGTGCGCGATCTTTGCAATGAATATTATGACCATTTGGAGATAACAACATGACAATTTATGATCCAATATTTGGTATTTACTTTCTGCCGCCAATTTTGAGCGTGGCCGAAAGAATACATATAGCAAAATCAAAGGAACCGGACAGCACCGGAGATTTGCTCAATCTGGATAGTGACGCCGAGCACCAGAGCGAGAAATCGGAGCATCCGGTATAGCTTAAGTCCGCAAGCGATAGTTCCTGGCTGAATAATTGATCTATCGGCGTTAGGCTTTGGATTATGTTTGCGGACGTAACAACATTGGGCTATTGCCAAGTGGTAAGGCACAGGATTTTGATTCCTGTATTCCCGGGTTCGAATCCCGGTAGCCTAACTGGTTGCATGCTGACGATCTATGCAACCACATATGTTTTTCTCATATGTACTTGAACCCTTGGTTGAATGTTTCAAGCATTTGGGTTCCTCCTTTCCCCACTAGGACGATTCTGTTAAGGGCGGTGCGAGACCGTCCGGTGGTGGTCGCCGCAGATAGCGGCATTTGATGTAAGCCTATATGGTGTTGAATGATGATCGTTCCGTAATTTGCTGACGAGCAATCCATATAGCAGTCAGACTTGAAAGTTTGGGCGTCTATCCCACGGCGCTTAAATTTTCAAAAATATAATTCCCCATATGGTTAGGCAGCGGCAGAATGGGTATTGCAGGAAAAGAATCCTATCGGTAAGAGTGCTACCAAGTGACAGGCGGGCGATCATCCGTAGTCAGCAACAACACCTTTTCAGAAACCGATAATGCAAGGTTCGAATCCTTGCCTGCCTAAACGGTCAAATTATGCTGCTTGCTTGCAGGCGGTCTATGATTTAGCTGTATCGGCATTTTGTATGTCTAGTGCAACGCATGGCACGAAAAACATTATTGCTAACCGTCTTGCGGCGGTTTCGGAACGTATCTTAATTGGTAAAAGTGGCGTGTACACGGAAAACAACAATGAGAGCCGGATTGAAGGTTCGAATCCTTCCGTTCCGATGGTGCCGAGCTGATCTGATACTGTATGCGTAGCGCGGTCGCGTACAGAGATATGGAGTGAGGTGTCCGCGCATTCCGGGGAAGCGGCAACGATTGGCGGTGTTGCGGCTGACTGTAAATCAGTTCCCAAGTGGTAAACAATGGAGGTTCAATTCCTCTCTTCCCCATGAGCGAAAACATCCATTTAGTCCCGCGTAACCGGTTTGCGAGATTATCCTAGGTTATTTGGACGTGAGTAGCAAAGACTTAATTTGCGTCATAGCAGGCGTGGATTGGCGTCACAGCCGACCGCGTGTCTTTGATCGGTTAGTCAAGTGGTAAGACACCACCCTTTCACGGTGGTAACACGAGTTCGAATCTCGTACCGATCATTCTGCCAGAAATGGTAGACCCCCCAATACATGAGGAGAGCATACCCCAAACTCTCCTCAACCTTCTCCAATGGCTTGTAGTTCAGTGGTAGAACGCCTGACTGTTAATCAGGATGTCGTGGGTTCGATCCCCACCTTGCCAGTTAGTATGCGTTGTCGGAATAGGTAGACGATATTGCCGTAGGTAATCAGTTGAAATCGGCAACTTAGATCACTGGTGCTAGCAACCATGGGAGCGGTGCAAATCCGCCCACGCATATTAAATTCCGGAGTAAGCATGGTAGCAGAATGGTGGTTCAAATCCACCTGCGGGCATAACTCCAGCAAGAAAGGTATCCGCCGTTTCTTTCCTAATGTTCTTGACGATACAAGAAAATTCGGCAGTGTTCCCATAATGGTATTGGAACGGCTTGCTAAGCCGCCGGGCGTTTATTCGCCTTGTAGGTTCGAATCCTACACACTGCGCTAACTTACGGCAATAAACCTGGAAAAAGGTTTGCCGTAAGCGGTAGAAAGTCCGCATGAAATTGTACAAAGTGGTGGCAAAAGCAATTTCGGGATATAGCAGTTCCACCACACTGCTATATTTGCCGTATGTCCGGGTGGTGAGGGAGCGGTCTTGAAAACCGTTGGCTGTAAAAGGCTTGCAGGTTCGAATCCTGTGTGCGGCGTTTGCTATGACGATAGCAGACTTGTGCATGTGGTTCAAATCCACACGCCTTGTAGATGAAAGAATGAACGCGCGGATTGCAATATATGTCGCAAGGTAAGGCGTTGGGATAAGCGAGGTTCGATTCCTCTGCGCAAGTTTTTGAACATTGACAATTGAATATTGGCGGTTGTAGTGGTATAATTTGGAAAAACATAAGATAAAGGGGATAAAAATGGACATTATTATTTTTCTTCTGATATATTTAGTGATTTTAGTTGCTGTAATTGGTTTTGAGATATATGTATTGTTTAATAATAAAGGTCAATACCTAAAAACGTCATATAAGGCACTGGAGAATATATGTAAGTTATGCGATAGCGATAATACAGAGGTATTAGCAAGAAAAATTAATAGATTTTATGAAGAATATGTACAAGAAGATGCGCAAACAAAAAAGTTTTTTCCTAATGTTGTAGTGTGGATAGATGCAATTATTTTTAGAATTGATTGCGGTTATAAACATGCATCGATTTTGAAAGAATATGAAAATAGCCTTAAGTGTATAAGGGATGAATTAGAAACAAAGAATCCGTTTAATAAATGCGAAAAATACCAACAAGATATTTTGCGTGATATCAGTAAAATAAAAACAAACGAAAACGAAATTATTGTGCAGAATATTATTAAGAGAACAGAAGATGAATTTATACGTTTGTCCACGGATATAAGGAAAAACTCAAGGTCTAATAAAATATCTATTACATTAGGAGTAGCAGGAATAGTGGTTTCAATTATTATGGCATTAATAAAATTTTAAATTTTACCAACCGTCAATATTCGATGGTTGGTATTTTTTTACACAAAAATGAGGTGTAAGTATGTGTGATTTTTGCAAAAACATAGGAATTGGAATACCGGATTGGGATTTCATCACCCCGGATGAAAACGGAAAGGTTCCGTCCGGCGACGCAATAGAAATTCGGAAAATTGTAGATAAATATGCACTTGTTTTTACGAACAGTGCCTGTGAATACGGTGCAGGAGCGATAAGTATTGCATTTTGCCCTATGTGCGGCAGGAAGTTGGTGGAAGAATGATTGTTAATATGGGAGCCAAAACCTATGAAATGAGCCGCAAGCAGGCAAAAGCTATCCTTGGAACCGCTAAGAAACTTGCGGATTGCAATATATATGGCATCGAAAAAGGCAATATAGTGATTATGCTGAATGAAAAGTATGAGGACGATATGAGCCTTAAGAAAGCAGTAGGAGAGTATGAAGCGAAAGGGTTTAAGGTGTATTGGAAATGAGTATGGCAGAAGTAATTGAATCAATAGAACATGATGCATTTAGACAGTACATGAATCCGCCGGAGGGATTGACAGATGCGCGTTGCAGTAAGTGCAACCGTCTTTTAGGTAAATTCAATGGGCAGGCTGAAATTAAATGTCCGAAATGCGGGAAAATCAATAGAATCGGGGTAGAATGATGAGTAATTTGAAAATATTTACCAAGAATGTCGAACAGGAAGCAGTAGATCAGATTGAATTATTACTTGCGCAGGATGCGTTCAAAGACTGTAAGGTTCGTATCATGCCGGATGTTCACGCAGGAAAGGGATGTGTCATTGGATTTACCGCAGACCTTGGAGAAAAGGTTATCCCGAACATTGTCGGCGTTGATATTGGTTGTGGAATGCTTTGCGTAAGCCTTGGTCAGACAGATATTGACTTTGAAAAGTTGGATAATGTGATTCGTTCTTATGTTCCAAGCGGAAGAGATGTGCATGAGGGAAGAATCATCAGATTCGACGAATTACAGGAGTTGAAGTGCTACCGAGAATTACGAGATACAAAGAGACTTGAGAGGTCTATCGGTACTCTTGGCGGTGGAAATCACTTCATTGAGGTTGATGTTGCAGAAGATGGTTATAAGTATCTTGTTATTCATACTGGTAGCCGTAATCTCGGAAAACAGGTAGCCGACTATTACCAGAACCTTGCTGTTGAACTTATGAGTGGTAAAGATAAACTGTATGAAGAACAGGACAGACTCATAAAAGAGTACAAATCCGCCGGAAGAAAATCTGAAATTCAAAGTGCAATAGCAGAATTACACAGGAATTTCAAGGCGGTTAATCCGAATATTCCAAAGGATTTGTGCTACTTAGAGGGCAAATACAGGGAAGATTATCTGCATGACATGAGAATTTGTCAGAAATTCGCCTACATAAACCGTGTTATGATCGCTCAGATTATATGCAACCACATGGGATGGGGCGTTGATGCAGATATGCCGGATTACTTCGAGTGTATTCACAATTATATTGACCATGATTCAAATATTGTCCGTAAAGGCGCTATCTCTGCCAAGTACGGAGAAAAGGTTCTTATCCCCATCAATATGCGTGATGGATGTATTATCGGCACTGGCAAAGGAAATGAGGATTGGAATTGTTCTGCACCGCATGGAGCTGGTAGAGTAATGAGTCGGACAAAAGCCAAGGAATTGGTATCGTTGGAAGAGTTTGAAAAGTCAATGGACGGAATATATACAACCTCCGTCAACCAATCTACAATAGATGAATCTCCGATGGCATATAAGACATTGGATGAAATTGTTGAGAATATCAAAGATACAGTTGATGTGTTGGCAATTATCAAACCTGTATACAATTTTAAGGCAAGTGAATAAATAAAAAGAGCACCAGTTGCAGAGTGCCATGTGGCACATATGTAGAGAGAGCCTATTTCCAAAATTTGAGGAAAGGAGGCTCTTTTTTGGTTTCAGAACAGACGCGGGGAACCGCTGACGATATTAAAAATTACATAAAACAGCATGGAATTGAATCACGGTCACTGTTTGACCTCTTGGATGTGGCAAAGATAGAGTTTGAAAAGGAAAATGACACGGAATGGGCGTTGAAAGTCACTTCGTACATCAAAGAATGCTGTACTTGGGCGATTCAAAACAGTATTGAAGTTTTACAGATGGACGAATTGTACTGGAAAACATTGAAAGCGGAAGCACCATACCATTTTGAATCATTCCTTTTCTACATGGAGAAGAACCGCAGACCGGAAAAGCGATTCTATGAGCCGAGAAAGAAAACCCTTGGAATTGTAGTTCAAGATTTGCAGGACTTGGAAGATGGATTGCTTGAATTTTTGGGTATTTCGCTTCCACCGCGAGTAGGCAAGTCCACTCTTTGTATTTTCTTCCTTGCTTGGGTTATAGGTCGGCATCCAGAAAGCCATAATGCCATGTCGGGACACTCTGGAATCCTTGCTGATAGATTTTATCGGGATGTATTCAAACTCACGGAAAACGAGGAATACACGTTCAAAGAGATATTCCCGGAAATCAACCTTGCAAATAAGTCGTCCGAGAAGAATGAGTTGTATTATTCTCCGACAGAAGCATTTGCAACGCTAACTTGTCGAGGTATTGACGGTACATGGACTGGTGCGGTTGATATTAGTTCAGACGGATATTTGTATGTTGATGATATGGTTCGTGATCGTACCGAATCATTAAGTCCTATTCGATTGGAAAACCGATACCAAGATTACTTGAATGTATTGGTTGACCGTAAAAATGACGGCTCCAAAGAGCTGATGGTCGGTACCAGGTGGAATGTCCTTGACCCATTGGGACGTGTTGAAGCGGAAAACAAGAACAATCCGAAGTACCGGTTCCGAAAGATTCCGGCATTAAACGAAAAGGATGAATCCAATTTCCAATACGATTATGGCGTTGGATTCTCAACAGAATACTACCGCAAGATGCGTGATAGATTAGACCGCAATGAATGGATGGCTAAATATCAGCAGATGCCATTTATTCGTGAAGGGTTACTCTTTCCATTGGATGAGCTTAATTATTACAATGGAGTACTTCCAGATGGCGATTGTCTTACAGCAGCAGCTTGTGACGTGGCATGGGGTGGAAATGATAGCTTGTCAATGCCGTTTGGAAAATTGTTTGGAAGTATTGATGATGGACCAATATATATTCCTGATTGGATTTTTAATAAAGGAGATAAATATACAACAAAACCTATTGTTGTGGCTAAAACATTACAACATCAACCGAATATGGAAAGATTCGAAGCCAATAATGGTGGAGATGAATACGCAGAAGATATTGACCGCCAGTTAAAAGATAAAGGTTTTAAAACCAATATTTCTTGGGCAAAAGCTAGTAACCAGATAAGCAAGATGGCAAAGATTATTCAGTATGCGCCAGATATAAAGAAAAGATTTTATTTTCTTAAGCCAGAGTTACAGAGTGAAGAATATAGAGCTGCAATGGAAGAACTTGGAATGTTTACTCAACTTGGGAAAAATGAACATGATGATAGTCCGGATGGCTTGGTGCAGCTGTTCCAGTTATTTGATGGTGGCATGACAAAGGTCGAGATTATGAGCCGAGCGGCGCTTGGAATATAAGGGAGAGTGGTATTTTGAATAAAAGAAATTTGAATCTTGAGAAATATGGTATTTCCGGTAAGCGATACAAAGAGCTTTGCGGATTTTGTGAACAATATCCGGAGTGGAAAAATCAGTTGAAATTCAGTAACGATACGGTTAAGAGCATTGAAATTACAGATATGCCGATCACACATAACAATGCGGATGCTACCGGCAATCTGGCAATCACGCGAACGATATTGGAAGAAAAGTGCAGGATGATTGAAGAGACAGCAGAGCAGGCTGGAAATGATTTGAGCCAATACATAATCAAATCCGTATGCTATGAAGTTCCGGTAACGTATTTGATCGCTTGCGAGGAAATGCCGATTAGCAAATCTGCATTTTATGAAATGCGCAGATATTTCTTTTATCTGCTCGATCAGAATAAGAAAATGTGAAATGCGGAAAAAAAGGACATACTTCCGTGATATATTGATATTGTGAAAAGAATACAGAGAGCCTTGAACAGTGTTTCAAAGGCTCTTTTTCTATGCCCGGAGGTGAAATAGGTGAAGCTTTTCGGAAGAAAGCAGATATTTTGTGACAAAACGAATATTGATAAGACGAATATCCTTGAAGTTCTTGGGGAAGCATACGCTATTCATGAGCAAAATAGGGCAGAAATGCTTTATCTGTTTGAGTATGTGAAAGGCAGACAGCCTATTCTTGATCGTGAAAAACAGATCCGACCAGAAATCAATGAGAAGATCGTTGATAATATGGCATCTGAAATTCTTGAATTTAAGCTCGGCTATGAGTTCGGTTCTCCGATTTCATATGTCCAGAGGGCAAGAAAGGATATTAAGAGCCGGAATGCTCTTTTTTCTTTTTTCAAAAAACTGTTCACATCAGATGAAAGTAAAAAGGAAGATCTAAGGGTTTCTGCCATCAATGAAATGATGGTGGAAGAATGTAAAGCGGCAAAAGACCTGATGCTTGCAAAGGATGTAAAGACTTGTGGCGTTGGTTATCGTTTGATTCTTCCGAAGAAGATCAAAACCGGAGTTTCGGTATTTGATCTGTTAGTGCTGAATCCAATGAACACATTTGTTGTTTATAGTAATGATGCATACCGGGAACCGATTCTTGGAGTTTCCTATTTCCCGCACCGGGATGGAAGCGTTACGTTTGGATGTTATACCAAGACTTCCTATTTCAAGATTGAAATGGGAATAACAAAAGGCTTTGAAGATTGGTTTGAGGAAAAACCAAACACAGTAGGTATGGTGCCGATTATTGAGTATATCAATAATTATGACCGTATGGGATGTTTTGAGAGGGTTATTCCTCTTATGGATGCGTTGAATACCATTGATTCTGACCGAGTTAATGATATAGCACAGCATGTTCAAAACATTCTTTGGGGCGATAATGTTGCACTCGATACGGAGCAATATAAAAAACTTCGTGATGATGGAATGATTCTTACGAAGTCAGAACAGGGCAGAACGGCAACCCTTAAATACCTTGAAAGCGTTCTTAACCAGTCGGAAAATCAGACTTTGGTGGATTATGTAAAGCAGCAGATTCTTGACATTACAAATACGCCGAGCAGATCGGAACTTTCTGGTGGAAGTACCGGAAGTGCAACGAATATGTCTATCGGTTGGATGGCTGCAGAAACGGATGCCAAAGAAAAAGAACAGATTTGGTCGGCATCCGAGCGAAGAGAAACCGCGGTTATCTTAAAAATCATCAAAGATAGCAATGAGGTTGATGCGGACATTGCAGAATTGAATCTTTCAGATATTGAAATCAAATTCTCGAGATCTCGTACATATGATCTTGCGACAAAGTGCAATTCACTGGCAGCACTTATTAGAATTGGAATCGACCCGCTTCGGGCAATTGAAGTGGTTGGATTGTTTACAGACCCGCAACAGGTTGCGCTTGATTCGGCTGAAAGAATTGACCGGATTTTGTTCAAGGATAATCAGACCGGAACGGAAGATACTTCCAATGGCGATCCATACAAGAAAAATCAACCAGATATGTCAGATCAGCCGTCAAAGGTATCTGTTGCTGATGAATAATTGGTATTTTGAGAGCTTAGAAGTAGGCTCTCTTTTTATACATAGCAGGGAAGCTATTTAAAAACGCAAGAGACAAGACAAGTCATTAAAACGGAATCTAATGCGGAGGGAACCGCTTGAACAAACGCAAGGAGGATATTATGGCAGATTTAAAAGAATTATTAGGCGATGCGTACAAAGAGGACATGACTTTCGAGGACATTAACGCAGCTTTAGCGGAGCGTGAGCTTGTCGACAAGAGCCAATATGACGGATTTGTACCGAAAACTCTTCTGGAAAAAGCCAATTCAGAGGCGGCTGACTATAAGAAGAAATGGAAAGCTGCAGCAAGTGAGCAGGAACAGAAGCAGATCGAAGATACTGAAAAGCAGGCGCAGATTGAAGAGGAATTAAAAACCCTTCGTCGTTCATCAAAGGTATCGGAGTACGAAAAGCAGCATTTGGCTTTGAAGTATGACGAGAAAGATGCCAAGGAGATTGCCGAAGCTCTTTATGATGGCGATATGGACACTGTTTTCCGTTTGCAGAAAAAGCATGAGGAAGCATTACAGAAAGCAATTAAAGCCGATTTGCTGAAAGATATGCCAACTCCTCCGGCAGGAAACCAGACAACTATTGATTACGGCAAGCAGATTGCAGACGCACAGGCGAGCGGTGACATGGCTCTCATGGCTTCATTGATTCGCCAGCAGGCGGCAGCAAATGCGCCAAAACATTAAAATATTATTTTAAAAGAGAGGTTTAAAAATGGCAGATGTATATGCAATGAGTGGAAACACTCCTAATTTTTCCGGTATGCTCTTTAATAAGGGCAACACAAAGACACCGTTCTCAACTATGATCGGTGCGAAAAGAAAATACTCTGGAAGCACAGAGTTCGTAACAGGACAGGAGTACGAGACAGCAACAGGAAGTCAGCCTAAGATTTCAGAAGCGCAGTCTCTTACAGCTCCGAATGCTTCTATTATTACAAGAGAACAGAAAACTAACGTAACGCAGATCTTTCAGGAATCTGTTGGTACTTCTTACGGCAAAATGTCCAATATGGGTACATTAAGTGGAATCAATATTGCAGGGCAGCAGGCTAATCCAATTTCCGAAGAGGATTTCCAGGTTGCAGCAAAGATGGCAAAGATCGGACAGGACATTGAGTACACATTCCTCAATGGCAAATTCCATAAGTCCACAAACGATAATGATGCGAACCAGTCCAGAGGACTTCTGGAAGCAATTACAACAAATGTGCTTGATGCGGATGGAAAGAAGCTTTCTTTCCTGCTGGTGTGCGAGGCGTTAAAGTGCATCAAAGATGCAAATGGTGATATTACCAACATCGTCCTTGGTCTGGATTCTACAAGCAGAATGCAGCTCAATGCTGATGCTGTGGCAAATGGTCTTACAATCGTTGAGAGTGGACGAGACGTTAATGGTATCGCCGTTGACAAGGTGCTCACACCGCTTGGAACAGTGTATTTAAGAGACCTGTTTTATCTTCCGGCTGGAACGGTTGCGCTGTTTGACCCATTCATTATGGCTCCTGTTGAACAGCTTGTACCGGGAAAAGGAAACTTCTTCCTTGAAGAGTTGGCAAAGACCGGTGCTGGTACCAAGAAACAGATTTTCGGTCAGATTGGACTTGACCACGGCCCAGAGTGGTATTCCGCTAAGATCGAAAACCTGTCAGCTCAAATGCCAACAGATGGTGATATGGCAAGAAGAATCTTTCCAGTATCAAAGACGGAATCTGATGGTCCTACATCGCTTGGAACACTGACAGTTGCATCCGCAGCTGGTGGTACAACCGGAAATACAAAGATTACGATTACAGAATCTTTGACAGAGGGCAATTCATATAAGTACAAGGTTGATGTGGCTGAAACGCAGGTTAGGTTAGGACAGTCTGTAAGAACATGGCAGGCATGGAACGGCACAGATGAGATTGCTGCTACAAATGGCAGCGTAATCACTGTTGTTGAGTGCGATAAGTCTTACAATGCTGTTAAGGCAGGACATATTACCGTGGTATCAAAGACGGAGTAGGAGATGATCTTGGATGGAAGAGCTTTTGAAAGAATTACAAACTGATATGGAAGCCGAACTGGTTTCCGAGTTAAAGAATGATTCGGACAAGGTTCTTTTATCCTCAAAGATTAAGGGAGCCTATTTTGCTGTAAAGCGAAAACGAAACTACCAGGAACATCATACAGAGGATTTTATTGATAAAGATATGGAATCTATGTATGACATTATCAAGGAGCTTGCTATGTATGATTGGAACCATATTGGAGCCGAGGGAGAGACGAGCCATAGTGAAAACGGTATCAATCGAACTTGGAACCCAAGAACGAACATTTTAAGGGAAATAATTCCTTTTGCAACGGTTATTCAGAAAGGTTAAGGTGATCCGAATATCTCCCGACCGCAGGGTTAAGCGGTAACCGCATGGGATTTCATACGGTTAAAGAAGATTGAGCGTGACCATTTTGCCAATGCCGGCAATATGGTTGCAGGCGGCGCACGTTAAGCGGTGGTGGGCGGTGCGCCATATTTTTGTTTGGAGGTAAAGAGATTATGGAATTAAAAGATACAGTTGAAATGATGAATAGTTCCGATTATAAGGAACGTTTCAGAGCGGAATATCAGCAGGTGGTTATTCGCTATCAGAAATTAAAGGCTATGCTTGAAAAGTGGGATGCAGGAGAACTCAATTTTGAGCCTACATGCCCTAGAAGTACTTACAATATGCAGATTAAAGCAATGACCGACTATATTGCAGTTCTCGAAGCAAGGGCAGTTATGGAAAGTGTGGATCTGTAATATCTGCTTGTGATAGTTTCCCTTTTGTCGTATAATGGCGATGAAAGGAAAATATACTATGGAAAAGAATAAACACTTTGAATATTATTCAATAAATGATGCTGAACAAAAGAGATTGCTGAACAAAACGGAGAGGTCATACATTGCATTTTTGGATATTCTTGGATTCAAAAATATGGTAATGAATAATATGGGAAAAGTTTTGCTGACATTACGACAAATAAGAGGTTTCTGTAAAGAATTTTACGGATATGGTAATGTTGGTAGAGGAACAGATAAAGACCCAATGGATGGAATTCCGTTAGTTACAATGTTTTCTGACAGCGTAATGATTACAGCTCCTACATGTATGTGGTTTTTGCATGAATTTGTAGAATTGATTTCTCATTTGCAATATTTTTTATTAACACAAGGAGTATTGCTAAGAGGTGGAATTGATGTTGGAACAGTTTTTCATGACAATAATTATTTGTTTGGCAAAGGAATTGTTGGTGCATATTTAATAGAGTGTAATATAGCAAAATATCCAAGAATAGTAATCAGCAATAGGGCAATGAGTTTTGCACAAGAGGCTGTAGATTTTTCGTACGACTATTACATTGATACAGCTATAAAAGATAAAAAAGACTTAGAGATGATGCTCGGAGATGCTGAATCCTATTTTACGCACGACATAATGGAATATGTGGCAAAAGATAGGCATGGGATATATTATCTTGAATATTTAATAAGAGGATATTTAGCAACAGAGGATGAAATAAAAGAAAAACATTACCAAAATATCTCTTTAACAATTTCAAACGGTTTGAAGTCAGACATAGAATCTGTGAAAGAGAAATATATTTGGCTTGACAATTATTTCTCAAGAGTATTTCATCTCAAGGATAAAGTTGTAAAAGAGAGTAAAGAAGAATACGAGAGGGAAGAACTGCGGCTAGATGAAATCTTTAAAAAGGAAAAAGAGTTAGCCATTGCTTTTGAAAGGGTGTAATCTATGCGTTCATTAAAAAAGAACAAGCAACCGCTCTATTACGCCACTTACGATGCCGAGAAAAAGGTATACGACCGTGACGAGGACGGCAATATCAAGTACATAGAGATTGACGGAGAGAAAATCCCTGTCGAGATAGGAACAGAACCAGGTTATAATGACCCGGTTCTTTTTTATGCAAACATTTCCGCAGGCAAGGGCGATGTGCAGGCTGATGTGTTCGGAAGTAGCGTTGACTATTCCCGGACTATTTCAACTTGTGATATGGATTGCCCGATCACCAAGCTGACACGGCTATGGATTGGCTGTGAACCACAATACAATGAGGACGGTTCTGTAAATGGCGATAGTGCTAATTATGAGGTTGCCGCACCGCCTGCGAAAAGTTTGAATGGAATTGTGATTGCGATTAAGGAATTACCGGAGGGCTGATATGGAAAACAGAAAAATCAATATTCTTGGAACTGAATACCGGATTGAAACCCACAAAGTATCAGATGACAGTTATTTGGAAGATAACAAACTTTCCGGTTATTGTGGAGAAGAAGAAAAGCTGATTGTTGTTGCTGACATGTCGGAAGAAAAGTATTTCACCGGCATGGACGAAAAGGCGCAAGAAGCATACCGAAAGAGAGTCCTGCGTCATGAAATCATGCACGCATTCTTGAATGAGAGTGGATTATCTGATTCCTCAAATCAGTACGGCGGTGCGTGGGCGAAGAATGAGGAAATGGTTGATTGGTTCGCTATTCAGTCTCCGAAGATTTTTAAGGTGTATTCGGAGTTATGGATTCTTGATATGCCGGTTCCGAGTATTCCACCATTAAAAGCAGGGTCTTTTGACATTGAATGCCAGCAAACAAAAGCTGCTTTTGAGAATTTAGGAAAAGGTTTGCAAAGGTTGAGACGTTTATATGAGTGAGCCAATCACATTCGGCTTATCCGTAGCCGAAATCGACAAAGCAATCAAAGAGTTGCGTGAATATCAAAACAGCCTTGATGCCAAGTGTGAAAAGCTATGTGAGCGACTTTGCAATGAGGGTATTCAGATAGCGCAGGCGCATATCGGCAGTAGCGGATTCGGAAAGTATATCCGTTTATCCTCTGAAATCACATCGGAGAAAGCCGGGTGCAAGGCAATATTCTTCATGGAAGATTCACAGAAGATTGTGAGCAAATGGCAGAATCAAGATGGTGTGCAAAGCAAAGAAATCTCACCGGCGTTGATGCTAGAATTTGGAGCCGGACTTCCAGCACAGAATCCGGCAAATATACCGGGTGTAGGAACCGGAACATACGGTACGCACGGCAACGAACCGGGATGGTGGTACATGGATTTACAAGGCGAGTGGCACTATTCAAGTGGTACATCCCCGAAGATGCCTATATACAATGCCGGGAAAGAATTAAGAAACAGGGTTTTGAAGATTGCAAAGGATGTGTTCAAAGGTTAAGTTATCCAAGGTGGGAAAATTCGTTGCACCAACGCGCCATATGACCAAAAGAGATGTAGCAGATGCGACGGCTACCGGATAAAGAATTGGAGAGTATATATGAACGATGAAATGAAGATGGGCGCGTTGATTGAACTTCAAGGCGTAAAAGAAGAAATCTCAACAATTAAAGCTGAATTATCACGAAAGAGTATTGATATCCCAAAGGGATTCTCAACGCTCGAAGCGTTTGTTGATGATAGAATTGCTGAGATGAAAGCGTGATCGGATGACAGGATTCGATTGGAATGAATTTTTCGCAGTGTTTAAGGCAAATATGAAAAAAGAATATCCGAAGTGTACTGTTGACCGTTACACTACCCCAAAGCAATCACAGTTTCCATATTGTGACGTTGCACTTGGCGATAATTCCGGCGGTCATTATGATTTAGAGGGTAACGAGGGTTCACAGAATCCCTTGATTGTGATTTCGGCGTATGCAACCGGAAGCCTTGCTGATTCAGAATGTAATAAAATCAGCCAAGCGGCAAAGAAAGTCATGTTATCATACGGCTTTCAATGCAAAGTCGGTCCCATACCGGTCACAAATGCAACTGACCCGAATGTAAAACGTTGGGTTGGGCGTTATCAGCGCATTTTCGGAAGTGGAGATGAACTGATGAAATTAAATTGAATTGAATGTTCCCGGCATTATGTCGGTAGCAGATAAACGAAACTTGGAGCCGAAAGGCTCTTATTTTTATGCACCGGACACGCACTCGAGACGTGTTCGCTGACCGCGTTAGATAGCGGTAGAAAGGATTTGAAGTATGCAAGCAGGAATTTCTACACTTGGCATTACTTTTGGCTATGGTGTTGAAGCTACAGCCGGAACAAAGCCAACATCATTTAAGCAGTTGCACAGAATCAACAAACTTGGCGGTATTTCAATCTCTAATGAGAAGATTGATGCATCGGCACTTGAGGATTTCGTCAAGAGATATGTTCAGGGTATCGGCGATACAGGCGGCGAGTTCCCGGTAACTGTCAATTTTACACCGGAAACATTGAAGGAGTGGGAAGATGTACTTGCCACCCATAAGGGTCTTACAGGTGGCAAGTCTATGTGGTTCGAAACCATTATTCCAGGTTTCGAAAAGAGCTTTTTCATCGTGGCGCAGCCACCAACAGCAATCCCACAGCCGGAACTCGATCAGAACAATCTTCTTATAATCGACATGAACCTTACAATCGAAGATTATAAGGGCATGGACGAGAAGGTTGCCTTGACAACGGGGGAATAACAGGCTCTGACGATCATAAGTCAGCAAACGATCAGAGCAAAAATACTACAGATGCTGGCACAACTAAACCATGACATAGGGAAAGGGGCGGTCTCCGGACTGCCCCTTTCCCTATAAATTGAATCTCTATCAGAAAGGGAAAGGTAAAAGAGTATGACAACTTTAGTTATCAATGGAAACGAATACAATATTAAGTACGGCTACTTGGCAACGGCGCGTTGCGGTGTAGTTGATAAAGTAGAAGAGCTGCAAGATATGATGAAAGATGACAATGAATTAGGAATGGAGGATGTTAACAAGATCCTTAATATCTTACCAGAACTTCTTCTTGCCGGACTGCAGAAGTGTCATTCGGACGAGTTCGGATATGATTATGATACAGGAGATGGAAAGAAAGAAGCCTTAGATAAGGCCTACATCCTTTTGGATGATTACTTCGATGAGAATGATGAGAAAGATATTATCGACATGTTTACTATTCTCACTGATGAAATGGTTAAGAACGGTTTTTTAGCGAATACACTCCGGGGGAGAGCGGAAGCACCGGAGCAGAAAGCGAAGGCTCCGGCAAAGAAAACTACTCGGACTTCCAAGAAAGCCACAGCCTAACATGGGAAACGTACCAGTCAATGGTACTTCCTTATTGGCTGTTAATTACTAAAGGGTACGGATTCACGCCGGACGATATAGGCGAAAGCTGTCCGGCTGATCTGAAACCCTATGAAGATGCATATTCGCTTAAAATGAAACAGCGGGATGCAGAAATGTGGTCATGGTTCGGCAGATATGGTACATCTGCGGTTGGCGTGGCAGTTGACCACATCTTAAATGGACGCAAGGCAACTTCTGAATATGTCAAGCAACCACTCACACAAGAGCAGGAAGCGGCAGAAAGAAATATTCAGAAACAGCGAGAGTTGTTCGTTGCACAGCTTGAAGCTATGAAAACGAACTTCGAGTTGTCTCATCCGAAAAAGAATAAATGATATTTCAAGGGCGGTAGGGGTCAAATCCTATCGCCTTTTTAACCGGCTATCAATGTGGAAGATAGTCGCTGACCTAAAAAGTTATGGGAAGTTGGTGGAAGAATGGCAGATCTTGATTCTCTGCAAATTAAAGTAAATGCGAGTGCGGCAGACGCAAGCAAGTCCTTAGAAAAGCTTGCGGCAAGCATGAAAAGTCTGCGTGACAACTTAAATGTTGACACACAGAAATTGCAGGGTATTGCTACCAGCATCCGCAATCTGTCTGATGCGGCAAGTGGGTTTAAAGGTGGAAAATCCACTGAGCTTACATCCCTGTCGCGTGCATTGAAGTCTTTCAATGGCATTGACACGAATTCCATTTACGGAATTACTGCGGCACTAAAAAACCTTACAAATGGTCTTTCTGGTGCCAAGAACATTGATGTAAGTGGAATTACCGGAGTTGCTGCTTCACTTGCCAAACTGGGCGGCAAAAATGCTACAACAGGTGTTTCTAACCTGTTGTCAATGAAAGATCAGCTTGCACAGTTCATCACTGGCATGAATAGTGTCGGATCGTTGAACTTTGATGTGTCCGGGCTGTCAAATCTCATTTCCGGTCTTTCAAGAATGGGTGGTAAGGCATCCACGCAGGCCACCAAGAATCTGCCTACGATTTCTGCACAGTTGCAGAACTTCGTCAGACAGATGAACAAGATTGGTTCATTCAACTTCGATATGACCAATCTTTCACAGATGGTCACTGCCATTGGTAAACTTGGTAGCGTGGCATCCGGCAGGGCGGTAAATAACATTCCTCTGCTTGCAAAGAATCTGAATGAGTTATTTACAACTCTTTCAAAGGCTCCGAATATTAGTGGGAACATCGTCCGCATGACGGAAGCGCTTGCAAATCTATCTGCAGGGTTAGGACGGACGAGAGGTGCTACAGATAGGGCATCAAGTGGTTTTAGCCTGTTTGGTAAGAGCGCCGACAGTATGAAAACTAAATCCTTTTCCCTTGCATCCGCAATCGGAAAGGTATATGCAACATACTGGTCGCTGTTCCGGGCGGTTGGTCTGCTTAGAAATGCCATTGACATTTCATCCTCATTAACAGAGGTTGAGAACGTTGTAAGACAGACATTCGGAATATACGAAAATCTGATTAACGATTTTTCAAAGACTTGCATTGAAAAATTTGGTATGTCCGAACTGTCAGCGAAACAGTTTGCAAGCCGTTTCCAAGCAATGGGAACAGCCCTTGATATTCCGCAGGGGCAGATGGCGAAAATGTCTATCCGGCTGACAGAATTAGCCGGAGATATGGCTTCATTCTATGATGTGAGTCAAGAAGATATTGCCAAGAGTCTGCAATCTGTATTTTCCGGTACTACGGCACCTATGCGGCGTTATGGTATCGACTTGACACAGGCAACATTAAAGGAATGGGCATTAAAGCAGGGGCTTGATGCTGACATTTCCTCAATGTCACAGGCTCAAAAAGCCATGCTTCGTTATCAATACGTTCTTGCGCACACGACCAATATTACCGGAGATTTCAAGAGGACGCAAGACAGTTGGCATAACCAAGTTACCCTCTTAAGAGAGAATTTCAAGGCGCTTGGCGCAGTTGTTGGTAGTGGCTTAATCAACGCTTTTAAACCATTCCTTAAGGTTCTCAATACAGTTCTGCAAAAAGTTACATCATTTGCGGAAATGGTTACAGACGCTTTAGGCTCTATTTTTGGATGGAGATATGAAGCAAGCAAGGGTGCCGGACTTGGTGGTTTGGCGGATGATATTGGAAGTGCGTCTGATGGTATGGATGATCTTGCCGGTTCTTCCGGTGATGCCGCAAAAAATACCGGAAACGCCGCAAAGAAAGCTAAAGATCTTAAAGATAATGTCAACAAGGCAGTTCGTGCGTTTGATGAATTAAAGACCATATCACTTCCAGATAAGAAATCAAATTCCGGTTCCGGTTCTGGAAACAAAGGCTCCGGTTCTGGCTCTGGTGATGGTGGCGGCGGCGATACCGGGAAATTGGTTAAGACCGATACTATTTACAAGGATTTCGTAAGCAACATAAAAGACCTTGAAGGACTTGGAGAAGCAATCAGAGACGCGCTTGTTAAAGCTGTTGGTGGTATTGAATGGGATAAAATCTATAAGAAAGCAGAAAACTTCGGAACTGGGCTTGCAGATTTCCTTAATGGTTTATTTTCAGAAGATAAAAACGGAAACAGTGTATTTACTGCAACAGCAGATGTTATAGCCGGAGCCTTAAATACTGTATTATTTGCATCAAAATCATTTACAGATAAATTTAAGTTTGAAACTTTTGGCAATAACATAGCACATGGATTCAATCGCTTTTTTAAAAAATTCAAATGGAAAAAGTGCGCAGAAGCTATCAATGGATGGGTTGATGGATTCTGGAAGTTTGTAAGAGGATTTTTTGACGGATTAAGTTGGAAAGATATTTTTAATGGATTAAGAACATTTCTCACGAATTTGTCTCCAAGTTCCATAATGACCATACTTGGAGCTGTAGCACTTAATAAACTGGGGAAAAATTTCTATAAATTACTAAAAGATGCTCTTACAAAGAATCTTGATACGAAGTTAAGTAATGCGATAACAAAAAAACTAAGCGGGGTAAAGTTGGGTGGAGGTATAGCCGGAACCCTTGCAACGGGATTTTTGATTACAGCTACGGTTGCTGTGGCTTTAAAATTTACAAAAGATTTCAAAGAATGGCGAGACAATATAAAAAAGTATGGATGGAGCGAAGGAAGAAAGAGATCTGCAGAGAGCAATCCGGCAAATCCATATAAAAACGGAAGGGCTGTTTCTATTGAGGATAGAAAAAATTCCGCGTATGGAAATAAAGCAAACCCGTATGATAAAAATAGTAACTTCTCAAAGAATTTACAAGATATAAGAAACAAAATATCTGATTGGTGGGGAAGCGTTAGGGATAAGGCAAGACAGAATTCAAATTTGAATTCTGCTAATCCATATAATTCCAATAGCAAGTATTCGGGGAAAACGGAAAAAATTAAAAATGCCGCGAACCCATATGATACCAACAGCGTAAAATCTCACAAAACGCTTGAATTTCAAGCTAAAATCAAGACAAAAGCATCTGAATTATGGACGAAATTAAAGTCTGACTGGGACAAGATAAAAAATAAATATGCAGATTTTAAGGGCAGAATAAAAGATAATGCTAAAGAATGGTGGGAGAATACAAAGAAATACTGGTCTAAAAAAGTCGGCAAAGTGAAAGAATTCACGACAGACGTTAAAGACTCTGCTAAAGAATGGTGGGATAACACCAAAAAATATTGGAGCCAAAAAGTCGGACAAGTTAAGAAATTTACAACTGCCGTCCAGAATGATGCATCTAAGTGGTGGAACAATACCAAAAAGTACTGGTCAGAAAAGGTGGGTAAGGTAAAAGAATTTACTACAGATGTTAAAAATAAAGCAGGAGGATGGTGGTCTAATGTTAAAAAATGGTGGGAAAGCACCATTGCCGGAAAAGAAGTAAAGAAATTTACTGCAAATGTCAAGAAAGCCGGAGGAACATGGTGGAAAGATGTAAGCAACGAATGGAAAGAAAAGGTTATCAATGCCGGGAAAACATTGAAAATTGGTATTTCATTTGCCGCGGATGCTCTGAAAAACCTGTGGTCTAGCGTATCGACATTCTTTAGCGGAAAAACAGTAAATGTAAAAACAAAAGGCTCTGCGGCTAAGAAAGCCGACGGCGGTGTATTCTCCGGTGGCCGCTGGCATGACATTAAACGGTACGCGGCAGGCGGTGTCCCGAATGTCGGACAGTTGTTCTGGGCAAATGAAGCCGGGCCGGAACTTGTTGGAACGCTTGGCGGTCATACGGCTGTTATGAATAACGATCAGATTGTTGCGTCCGTATCGGATGGCGTTGCAAAAGCCGTAGCGGCTGTGCTTGGCTCAAACAAAGGTGGCAACCAACCAATCCAGATTACACTTGACGGAAAGGTCATTTTCGATAGCACAAGAGAATATGCGAATGATTACTTCCGCAGAACCGGAACCAACCCATATCCGGTATAAGCTAATGACAAACTTCCTTGTTTGTGGTATATTTGATGTATATTACAAGCAAGGAGGAATTCAGTTATGAAACAAAGTAAATTCGGAATAGCAAGTCTTGTATGCGGAATAGTTGGCATTTTGTTGGCGTGTGTTGCCATTGGTGCAGTACCGGCAATAATCGGGCTTGTTTGTGCAGTGATTGCATTTACGCAAAAAGGGAAAGGACATGGGACTGCCATTGCGGGCTTGATCTGTTCAATAATTGCAATAATTATTTTCGTTTTCGCATCGCTTATATTTGATGGAGATGATTCAGATAAGCCTAAAAAGGTCGAAAACAGCCAAGAGACAGAGGCTGTGGATAATGCAACAGAAGCGAGCGAGGAAGTTTTTAAGGTAGGCGATGTTGTAGAAACAGAAGATTTACGCATAACATTTTTAAAAGCTGAACCGTTTAAAAATGAATATGACGAAGCATCAAAAGGGAATGAGTATTACAAATTTGAGTTTGAATTTGAAAATATATCTGATTCCGATCAATATATTTCTTCGGCTGACTTTAATTGTTATGCGGATGGATATGATTCAGAAATGGCATATGCTGATGAAGGAAAAGCTCTTGACGCAACATTGTCTCCTGGAAAGAAAACAAAAGGAATTGTTTGTTTTGAAGTCCCGAAAAACTTTAAAGATATTTCACTCGAATATGAAACTGATTTTTGGAATGAATCAAAGGTTTGCTTCGATGTGAAAAATAAATAATTGGCGATAAGCACACAAAGGAAAAGGAGAGATACTATGTATGATAAAGAAAAAGGTATTTACCCGCAGGGGCAGTATTTGACTGGAAGAGATTTGCCGCTTGGTGGCTACATATTGATTCCGAAAGATGGTACGACTGGAAATCTGATGATATATAGATCGTATGACGATTTTATCAATGAGGAAGATGAAATAAGATGGGACACATTTGATGAAGAATACCATATTTCAATAACAAAAGAAAACATTTACATTTCAGTTGAAAATGCAACGATTCAAAAGATAAGTTAATAAATAAAGCAATGATAAGCCGTGGCAACACGGCGCAGCAAGGCACCCTAATGGGTGCCTTTTGTGTACTCGAAAATATGTTCAGATTGCACAGCAAGCAGAGAGGAGTGTATAATATGGATAATACAAAAGAAAGAAGGTATAAGTTTATGAGACTATACAATATCTATTATATTTGCTGTGTGTGCAAAGATGAGATAGATAAAAATGTTAAAATTCAGACTGTAAAAAATGCAAATGGGCAGATTATTGAATACACGGTATTGGGATGGCCAAAACTAAAGGAATCATTGAAACAGTTAAATAATATTTCGTTTATGCATAATGTTGTTGAAAAAGTGTACTGCACTATAGATTCATTGGATAGAGATAACCAACAACCTACGTTGTCACCAACGAGAAAGGAAAGATTTGACGTTGTTTTAGATGAATTAAAAATTTCTCTCAAAGCAATAAAGAATTTATATGAATCATTAGATATTGGGGAATCTCATGCTGGTATTGATGTTAAAATTCCAAAGTGCGAATCTCTGAAAGAGTATATGGATTACCTAAAGGAGATTGATTTTATTTTCACACAATGCCCTTATTTGCTGGCAAAGGATGAAGAAATAAAATTCAATAACGTTGATGTTGGTTCACAATGGTTATCGTTCTTTTTAGCGGCTTCGGGAACATTTGGAATACTTAACAATCTTGCAAAGCTTGTAAGTAAAGCAATGGCTATAAAATCTAATATTCTTATTTACAAACAGCAGGAAGAACAGTTGGCGGCTATGCGATTAAAAAATGAAGTCATGGAAGAAACAGTCGATGTTTTCAAAAAAATGAAACAGAAGGTTTTGAACGATAGCGTAAGTGATCTTGAATCTGAACTTGGAGAGTTACAAGATGGAGAAGAACGCGGAAAAGTCGAGAAAACATTAGAGAAGATGGTAATGTTGATGGATAAAGGAGTTGAAATTTATTCGTCAATAGAGACGCCAAATAAAATAAAAGTACTTTTCCCGGAAACTAAAGATAATCCAATTCTCCCAGATAATCTTGTGAAATTATTAGAAAAGAAAGAAGATACGGAAAACAAAAAAGAAGAATAAATGCAGTTATTATAGCATCTACCACACGGTAGGTGCTATTTTTATACCCAAAATTACCGACTGTCAAATGGAGACAGCCGCAAACCCAAACAGTTAGGTGGTGGAAACATGGCATACGGCGGTTATCTGCTGAAAATTGGAGATTACAAAGTTGATGCGAAAAAGTACATAAAGTTTGATTCTTATAGTCCGTATGTAAATATGCAGGATCTTGAGCCGTGGACGGATAGCAACGGTTATTTGCACCGAAAACCTGTGAAATTGAAAGTTGCTAAGATTGAATTTGAGACTCCGGCCGGACTTACCAACACAGAGTTTGCAGAGTTTATGAGAAATATCCGGAAGCAGTACACGGATGCAAACGGGCGGCAATGTTATTTCACCGCCTACATCCCGGAATACGATGATTATGTTACACAGTTTGGTTATATCGCAGATTTTCAACCTGGTATTTATGGCATCAAGAATAAAGAAATTATTTACGATGCAATCAAGTTTTCAGTGATCGGGGGTGTATATCATGGATAAAGAACTGTATTTCAAGGAATATGCCGACAAACAGATGCTGATTTCTGTTGACGGTACGAAGATCGCTTTTGACAACTCCATGATTGAATCCGAAGCCTTTGAGATGGATGAAAGTCTTTGTTCGGAATCTGAATTGAAGTTTGGCTCATGCGAAGCGAACAGTGTGAAATTCACGGTTCATAACACGCCGGGCAGTATCGTAGGGAAGAATATCACGATCACAGAAACGGTTGACGGAGATACGGAACATCCGTTCCAGTATGGCAAATACAAGGTTTATTCAGATGTGCCAAGCAGTGACCGGACAAAGCGTGAAATTACGGCATATGATGCCATGTGCGACATTATTAATGCGGATGTAAAGTCTTGGTATGCCGGACTTAGTTTCCCAATGAGCCTTAAACAGTTCCGGGACAGCTTTTTCAAATACTTAGGCATTGAACAGGCGGCGGCGACATTGCCTAACGATTCCATGACGGTCAATAAGACGCTGGTTGCCACGCAGACGGACGATTCAAGCGCAGTCACAGAAGAGTCCACTATCAGTGGAAAAACGGTTGTGACGGCAATATGCGAGATCAATGGATGCTTCGGGAACATGAACCGGGATGGAAAGTTTGAATATGTCTTTCTGAAAGCAATCACAAGCGCACTTTATCCGGCAGAAGATTTGTTCCCAGCAGATGATCTGTTCCCAAGTGATGCAAACACGGAGTCCATGACCGGGCATTACATTTCCTTTGATTACGAGGATTTCCAGTCGCAGGCGATTACACAGCTTGAAATTAAGACGAGTGATGATAACTCCGGGGCTATTGTTGGAACTGCAGGAAATAACTATTCGATTACAGGAAACTTTCTTGTGTCGGATAAGAACGGGGCAGAGTTGGAGCAGATTGCAAATAACTTATTGCCGGTTATGGCAAAAGCGGCATACACACCAATCAAAAGTTGTACATGTGTCGGCAATCCTTGTCTGATGCTTGGTGAACCTATTCGGTTTAATACTTCCCGGGAGATTGTAGAAACGTACCTTTTGCAACGGACATTAACCGGTGTACAGTGTAAACGAGATTCCATTGCGGCACAGGGCACACAGACTCATGCGGCAAAGGTTAATTCGATCAAAGATACGCTTGAAAGCGTACAGAGACGGACAAGCAAGTTAGAGAGAAACGCTGATCATCTGCTATCCACATATGAGGACTTAGAAGAGCAGACAAATACCAAGTTTGAGCAGACCGCAAATAGCATTTCCGCAGAAGTCGATCGTGCACAAAAAGCGGAAGGGCAATTAGACGCATCATTGGAATTGAAGTTAGGCAGAGATGAGAACGACCAAGTTATTTCGATGATTAATGCCAGTGCTGACCAAATTGTGCTACGAGGAAACAGATTGATTGTAGAATGTAACAACTTTGAACTGGACGGTAGCGGACGAGTACATATAATAGAATCTCTGCTTTTCGACAGTGGCGAGGCATCCGGGATAGAGATATTAGGGCATGACGGAAGAAATAATGCGCTATTGCAGAATGTTATGTTGGACTTGTCATCTGTTACTGACGCAAACGGGGAAAACTTGGCGACAGAAAGTTATGTTGACAATTCACTGAGCGACTACGCAACCAAAAGCGAATTGCCAAGTGGGTATTTTACAGATGTAGATTATACACTTAATAATAACTCTACAACCAAGTATTCGCCTAGACACTTTAATAAAATGTCTGATTTTGGTTCAAGGGAAAGTACCTTGGATATCGAGGGTCTTTTGATTTCTATTCCGAGTTCCGATAAAAGGCTGAAAAATAATATACAATCATTAAGGGATATTAAAAGCGTTTATATGGCAATGCGCCCAGTTGAGTATACATGGAAATCCGGATACATCACGCAGCACACAGGCTTACAGTTTGGTTTAATTGCGCAGGATTTAGAGAAGATTTTGCAGGATGCTGGATTGTCCGATAGCGGACTTGTACTAAAAGAAAATGCCGAAGAGGATGAAAAAGCAATTCACGGAGATTCAAAGACATGGAAAATTGACAAGGAAAATCTCCATGCAATGCACATACAGATGATCCAAAAGCAACAAAAGGAAATCGAAGCGTTAAAGCGAGAAAACAAAAATTTGAGTGAACGGATGAAAGACTTTGAACGCAGACTATCCGCGTTAGAAAGGAAGTGATTTGATGGCATATCAGAAAATCTATAGCCGCGAACATTGGGAGAATTTTCCAAGCGAAAAGACTGCAATTAATCGAAATAGGCTGAACAACATAGAGGGCGGCATTGATGAACTTGACAACCGCGTGTGCGCACTTGACACCATGAAAGTTGATTTGACCAAAGCCAACGAACTTGTAAAGGAAATCCTTTGGGATGAATCCAACGGTACGCTGACAGTCGTTAAGATGAATGGTTCCAAGGCGGTAATTGATACTAAATTGGAAAAGTTGGCGGTAAACTTTGCTTATGATTCGCAGAAACAGCAGCTGATTATCACGTTGGATGATGGCACAGTGCAGAACGTGGATTTATCATCTCTTATTACACAGTATGAGTTCTTGGATTCTGATACAATCGCATTTGCAATCGGCAGTGACGGCAAGGTGTCCGCAATCGTGAAAGAGGGAAGTATCCAAGAAAAGCATCTGCGCCCGGATTACCTTGCAGACATTAAAGTGGAATCTGCCAAGGCTGTAGCATCTGCCAAAAGTGCAGGAACGTCCGAAACCAACGCGGCGGCAAGTGAAGCAACGGCGAAAAAGTCGGCTGATTCCGCAAGTGCATTTGCAACGGCTGCAGGAAAATCTGCAAGTGCAGCGGCCGCATCTGAAAAAAACACAAAGCTATCCGAAATTAATACGACTGCCAATGCAAATGTGGCAGAGGAAGCAAAGAACGCGGCTACAGCAGCAAGCGAAGAAGCGAAAGATCTCGTAACAGATATTGAACAGAAGATAAAGGACGGTGCCTTTGCCGGTCCACCCGGAATCCAAGGCCCAAAAGGAGATAAGGGCGACAAAGGAGATAAGGGCGACAAAGGAGATAAGGGCGACAAGGGTGATACCGGAGCGACTGGTGCAAGCGGAATAATGACGCCGGTGAATGGTATGTATTACCTGTCTGGTGATCCGGACGGAAACCTCTGGTGCTATTACACAGATGGCGCTACTGCACCAAAATTTGAAACTGATAGCAATGGAAACATTTACTACATAACGCCGGATGCGTAGAAAGGATAGAATATGGCAAGAGTTTTAATCGGAAATTTTAAAGGCCCAAAAGGAGATAAGGGAGATACAGGAGAAGGAAAAACAGGACCAGCGGGTGCAGCTGGCCAGCGCGGTAGCCGTTGGTCGGAGGGAACGGCAATCACCGGCACAAGTACCACGGCAACTGTGTTTAGCGGCACCGGAATCGCAGATGCACTTGCAAATGATATGTACATGAACACATCCACTGGAAATGTGTATAGATGTACTGTTGGTGGTGCAGCGGCAGTGGCGAAGTGGGTTTTTGCGGGGAATCTAAAAGGTACGAAGGGCGATAAGGGAAATACAGGAGCGAAAGGAGCGACGGGGCTAAAGGCGTTGCAACCAAACCGGAGATGGACAAGCACCTTTACCACGGTTGGAGCAACCGCATCGGCACCGTTTACAGATTTTAATAGAAACCCAGTAGTTGGGGACGTATTTATGAACGCTGATGGAAACTCAAATATCGGGCAATGGAAAATTACCGCCATTTCTGGAACAACCGCAACATTCCAGCTGATATCGTATGTATCGGCAAAGGGCGCGAAAGGCGATACTGGTGCATCCGGAACAGCCGACACATCATTTACGGAAGCGGCTACATTGACTAAGCTTGCATCCGGAGAATCATTTAAAGCAATGCTTGGAAAGATTGCAAAGGCAGTGTCAACTATATTTGATAAGTTTGATAAAAAAAATATCGTCAATAATCAGACAACGACTGTGGCGGGATTTGCACTGGACGCAAGGCAGGCAAATCCGAATATAGACGGCACGTTGGCGAAACAGTTAAGTGATTTAAACGGCAGTCTAAATAGTAAGAAAGTACCGACAATCGGCATCGAAAACATATTTACTGGAAATCCGTTTGCTTTCATAGTCGATATTGGTGGTTTGGCAACTGTTGGCGGTACAAAATGGGAACAAGATAATGGCGGGTATCACGTTGAAGATATAAAATATCCTGCCGGCGGATCAGTATCTCTAACTGTTAGTATGACATTGCCGGCTAATAGCATTGTGTTAATCGATGTAAATACGTTAAATTATGAAAATATTAAACTACAGGGTACGTGTATAAAATACAATTTAACAAGCAGCCCGTACAATACTAGTTTGTCGATATTTTTTAGCGGAAAAAATGCAAATGTAACAGTATCAACAATTAGATATATGCCGTTAGTTATTCATTTAGGTTAAAGAAAGGAAGGTAATAAAAATGGACAAAATTATCCTGAAAAACAAAACAGAGTTCGAGGTTGCTGAAGGAGCGAGTCTCGGCAATATTCAGATTCAGTCGAAAGACTTTGATGGAATTAAAGCAATCACGGATGCTTTTACTGCAGACAACCTTGCGGAAGTCGCATTTACACACAATGATGAGGTATCTGGAAAGTATACCGATCTGAAGTGTGATGGGTTTACATATGTTCCGAACATGGGAGAGGATGGCGCAGAAGATGGCACATACACCGTAACTATCCGGTTGCGGACAAAGACGGAAATGGAAAAGGCAATTGATGAGCTTAAAGCCGGACATGAAGCAAACGCAGAAGCAATCCAAGAACTGGCAAGCATTGCTGCAGAAAGTGAGGTGTAAGACATGGTTAAGTTTTATGTGCGCAGAATCTTGGTAGATAAGAAAATGGCGATTGATGATGTACCGGAACGCTGGCGCGAACAGGTGCGGGCAGAAATAGAAAAACAAAATAAGGCAGAGTAACGCATGGACGGAGCGCAACACGCGCTCTTTTTTTCATGCCACTCGGCAGAAAGAGGGTAGGTTATGGATGCAACGGAAAGAGAGTTTGAACATCGTCTCACAGAGACAGAAGCGCGATCAAAGTCGAATACTCACAGATTGGATAAGCTGGAAAAGGTCACGGATGAAATCCATACCATGAGTGGAACAATGGTTCAACTTGTGGAAGAAATCAAACACACGAATGAAAATGTGTGCTCACTTGATGAAAAGGTAGACCACATAGATGCACGTGTTGACGATATGGAACGTGCACCCGCGGAAAACGCGAAAAAGTATAAGTCAACAGCAGTAACCGCGATCATCAGCACAATATCCGGGGCATTTGCAACCGGTTTGATAATGATGATTGCTCAATATATAAAATAAGAAAGAATGAGGTATTTATTATGATGAAGAATTGTGTTTTTAAGCCAAGCGTTGATACTCAAAAGTGGTTCAAGAAAACCGCGATCAGATGCGTGAGAACATTTGCTGCAACCGTTGTGTCGTTACTTCCAACAACCGCAGCTACACTTGGTTCGGTTAATTGGCAGATTACATTCAGTTCAGCAGCACTTGCTACCGTGATTATTTTTTTCACATGCGTAGCCGGCATTCCGGAAGTGGAGGAGGAGTAGTATATGGCAGTTAAGAAAGTGATTAAGGCAATCGCAAAAACTTTATTTGCGAATCCTAAGAACTATGGGGGAAAGCGCAGTCTTTCCTCTATCAAGTACATAGTTATCCATTTTACCGCAAACGATGGGGATCATGATGAGTCGAATGCAAACTACTTTCGCAACAATGTAGTCAAGGCATCGGCTCATTATTTTGTTGATGATGATTCCTATACGAAGTCAGTGCCGTTGCACAATATCGCATGGTCTGTTGGCGGTAAAAAGTACCCGAACTGTGCCAAGACTGGCGGCGGTAAGTATTACAAAATCTGTACCAATACCAACTCAATCAACATTGAGCTGTGCGATACGGTCAAAAATGGAAAGATTTACCCTACACAGGCTACAATCAACAATGCACTCGTGCTTACTCGGAAGTTGATGAAGAAGTACAATATTGACAAGTCCCATGTCATTCGACATTTTGATGTTACCGGAAAGCCTTGCCCGGCATACTGGGTTGATGATAAGAAGTGGAAGAAAGAATTTTGGGACAAGCTGTAAGAGACAGACCGGGAGAGTATCGCAATGGTATTCTCCCGGTTCTTTTTATTTCCAGTAGTTCCCTATTTCTTCCTTATGTCGATTTCAAGTATAATCTTCGCATGAAACTACTGATATGGGAAGAACGGGCAAAAAAGAATATGTCGTTGCGGCAGTTAGCCGCACGAACAGGAATAAGCCATGCGGCACTAAACAATTATGAGAATGGCAATAGATACCCTACTATAGAGCAATTGGAAAGAATTGCCAAGGCTTTACATATCAAAATATCCGATCTATATGATTCTGATTTCAAATAATGTACACATATGTTTACATATCTTTACGATGTATTGATTTTACAAACTTTTTCCTTTATTGTTATATTATAACCAATTGGCGAAAATTAGATATTGCAATAAACGAACATATGTTCTATAATTGTTCGTAAAGGTCAGTCAAGCTAAACAGTAGAAACCAGACAATTCGATTTTACTAAGGAGTGGTGCAATGTGGATAAAAGGGCAGATGGCAAATGCATGATGTCAAATGAAGAATACCGGGAAGAACTTCGGAAAATGTTTGAGAGTGTTGATGAAAACTACAAACTTAAATGGTTTTACCAGTTTATTGGGGAAAAATTAAGGAGCAGCAATTAAGCTACTCCTTGGAATCGTGCTCAGATATAATTTTCGTTTCTGCTTCAAGCAGATCGAGTGATTTTTTACTCAATTTTTCGGCATAAGCAATTATGCGCATAAGCTGTTCATTCTTTCTTGTCCTGTTAATTAAGGCGGAAGATTTGTCAATAAACTCAGGATCCAAATTATATATTTTAATCACATCGTCAATATATTCTGCCGATATAGTTCCATCAGAAATCAAATCATAAAGTTTAGTTTTGCAAAATTCATCATATCCAAGTTCTCCGTCGCGCCCCGTATAAGAATACAAATACGTAGCAAATTCTGCTTTTAAATAATTTTGCAACACATCAAGTGTCTGTTCTGGATGAAATTGCATAGCATTTTCTGCACTAGCAGATATTCTTAATGCCTCATTCCTATTTGGCAATGACGGATATACGGCGATCCAGTTCATATAATTTTCATGTACATGTTCATGTAACGCGCAATCGAACTCATCAAATGGGTTATATGTTTCTCCGCATTCTTTACATTCTATGGTGTCTGTTTTGCCAGAAAGGAAATCCACCGTCACACCTAATACTCGTGCAATATCTTGCATTTTATCATCTTTTGGAGTGTATTTCCCGTTTTTCCAATTTGAAATTGTTGCAGTTCCTTTTATTCCTGCAAGTTTTGTTACTTTATAGTCTGTTAATCCGCGAAAATCACGTATTTTAGCATATCTTTCATAAGAATAATCTCCCATATTATACCTCTTTCAAAAAATAGATAAGAAAAATAAGCTATTACCTATTGACACACTTATAAAACTATGCTAAAGTACAAATATAGCTTAGAAACATAAGCTAATCAAAAGGTGATCGCTTGGATTTCTGTATTAACTTAGGCAGCACTATGAATATATCAGAAATCTAAGCTATTGTCAATATATTTAAGTAGAAAAGAGGTGGGAAAATGTACGAGAAGTACGCGAAACGCAGGGATGAACTTGGGCTCACTGATTATAAGGTGGCGCAAATGAGTGGGGTTCTTACTGCAACACTTAGCGAATGGAAAAAACACCATGAGACAAATGGAGCGGCTGGATATCAGCCAAAACTTGAAAAGCTTTCTGCTATCGCACTTGCGTTAAATATGAAAGTATCAGATTTGATTGATTAGAAAGGAGAAGAATGAACGAATTAGAGACAACCAAAATGCAGACACCAATCGAAATTGCACTTGGTGTCGATGAAAACGGAATGACCACCGCAAAGAAGCTGTATGAGTTCTTGGAAATGGATAAAAGTCATTATTCCAGATGGGTGAAAGCAAATATCGTTGACAATGAATTTGCTACGGAAAATGAGGATTATTTTTACTCGCCATCAATGGCGAATGAAAGTAGCAGAGGAAATTATGCTGATGATTACAAACTTACAGCCCATTTCGCTAAGAAACTTTCCATGAAAGGGAACGGAGAGAAAGCGGAAGAAGCGCGCGATTATTTCACAACCTTGGAAGAACGTGTGAAACAAAAGGTAATCGACCTCAATCAGTTATCACCGGAGTTACAGATGTTCCAGAAGATTTTCAATTCTGTAGCAGAACAGCAATTAGAACAAAAGCGGCAGGCAGAGAAGATAAACCATGTGGAGCAGAGAGTTGAGAGCATCCGGGAAGTGGTTGCGCTCGATACAACTTCATGGCGTGATGATACCGGAAACATCTTGCGGAAGATCAGCATGGAGCTTGGTGGCGGGCAGGCATACAGTCAAGTAAGATCCGAAAGCTACGAACTGTTGTCAAAGCGGATGGGTGTAAATCTGAAACAGAGACTTACGAATAAGCGCAGGAGAATGGCTGATGAAGGTATCTGTAAATCGACCAGAGATAAATTATCCTATGTGGATATCATTGCAGAGGATAAAAAGCTGATCGAGGGATATACAGCCATAGTAAAAGAAATGGCGATCAGATACGGAGTTGGAAAAGATTAACAGGAGGTATTCATGGATAGACAAAAGAGCGTAGCAATCAGAAAAACTTTAGATCAGATAGGCGTGAAACATAGCCTTAAAGGTCATAGATACATAATCAGCGCAATCGAAAAAGGGCTTGACGATAGAAGCAAACTCGATCACATCGTAAAAACTCTTTATATTGAGATCTCACAGGAAAACAATGACACGCCATCAAGAGTGGAAAGAGCTATTCGACATGCGATTGAAGTTACTTGGACGGACGGCAATCCAGTGGCAATCAATAAAATCTTCGGATATACGGTTTCCGCGGCAAAGGGTAAGCCTACAAATTCAGAGTTTATTGCTTTGCTGACAGATTTCATTGATTTCAATTACAAAGAAATCGTAGATGGAACGTATGAGTTTGAATGAGTTTCTACCTATTATATATAGCGCACAGAAAGGGGCAGTTATGAAGAAAGCAATTAGATTTATCATCGGTGCAATCGCACTGGAGTATTCCCTGGTTGCCGCGTGCTACATGGATTGCGACGGAGCGATCGGGAATGTGGCGGCAATCAAGTTTGTTACAGGAGCGGCAGTCGCGGCGGCAATGTATTTTTGGTCAGAACTTGACCGGAAGAGAGCCGAACTTGATAAGCGCATCAAGCGCCACAGAATGAGAGAGAACGTATGGTGAGTATGTACATAAGCGGTACGAGATGCACCACACGGGAAAAGAAAATGCTTGTGGAACTGTTGGCAGGCAAACAGAAAAAAGAGGATCGAGAAAATTTTCAAGATGTTCTTGATTCTGAAATGAAAAAATTGGAACCATCCGAACCGACCAAAGCTGAATGATTCCAATAAAATGCAATAGCATAAGCTATTTGCGTCCATTTTAGCACGAGAAGAAAGGAAAAGCAAATATGAATGAAATTACAAATAATAAAATGAAGTTGACCGGAACAGTCGTTTCCGAACCGGAGTTTAGTCATGAAGTATATGGAGAACAGTTTTTCAATCTGTTTCTCGAAGTAAAGAGAATCAGCGGTGTTGCAGATATAGTTCCGTTGACCATTTCAGAGAGATTATTCAACCTCGAAGACAAATGTACAGGAACCGTGGTTAGAGTTTCTGGACAGTTCCGATCATTCAACAAGCATGAGGAAAACAAAAACCGTTTAGTGTTGTCTGTTTTTGTCAGAGAGATTGAAAGAGTTGTGAATGACTACGACGAAGAAAACGAGATTGAGATTGACGGATTTGTATGTAAGGATCCTGTATATCGTAAGACACCGCTTGGTAGAGAGATCGCAGATATTTTGTTTGCTGTAAATCGTTCCTATGGCAAATCGGACTATATTCCGTGCATTGTCTGGGGAAGAAATGCAGTGTATGCATCCGGACTTCCGGTTGGAACACATTTGAAAATCACTGGAAGAATCCAGAGCCGGAAATATACCAAGCGTTACTTGGATGGTGCCGAAGAGGAAAGAACGGCGTATGAAGTTTCAGTATCGAAGATCGAGGAGAAAATCTAATGGGAAAGAAAAATTACGTCTGTGTTCCAAGGGATGAGTATGATGAGCTGATTGAGTATAAGCTGCATATCAACGCACTGTATGAATTCATTACGAAAAAACATGCCAGCAGCATTAAAGCGTACGGACATAAGTGCGAAACTATCTGCATGGAAGCTATCGAGCTTGCTTGTGGATATTATGACAATGAAAATTATTTCAACAAGCTGAAAAGAGGATATAAGGAAAGGATGGAAAAGAAATGCGAATGATTTTAAAATCGCTCCATATTGAAAATTTCAAAGGTGTAAAGGATAAGACATACGAATTCGGAAAGACAACAAGGGTTTCCGGCATGAACCGGAGAGGAAAGACCACAATCGGGGCGGCATGGTACTGGCTGACGTCTGATAAGAACTATGAGCTTGCCAGCAATCCAAACATTAGACCGGACAATGTAGAAGATTGCATTCCAACCGTTACTGCAGATGTTGATGTGGATGGAAAAGAGATTACTCTTTCCAAGATGCAGAAGCGAAAAGTTGGAAAACCGGATAAAAATGGAGTTTCGAAAGTTACTATCACAAATACATATGAGATCAATTCTGTGCCTAAGACAGAACGTGATTTTAAGGCATATCTGGAAGAATTAGGGTTTGAGTTTGATAAATTCCTTGTTTGCTCGCATCCGAATGTGTTTACCAAAGACTTGAATCAGAAGAAAAAACAGGATGAAATGCGAAAGAATCTTTTTGCTATGTCAAGCGCAAAAACAGATTTAGAGATTGCGCAGATGAATAAAGAAACTGCGGATGTTGCCAAATTGCTTGAATCCTACAAATTTGAAGAGATTGAAGCCATGAACAATGCTTCCAAGAGGAAAGCAGTTGAACAGTTAGATGCGATTCCTAATCAGATTATCGGTCTGGAGAAAGCAAAGGTTGATATTGATGTGGCGGAGCGGGAGTTGGCAAGAGCTGATTTGACAAGAAAGATTGCGGAGATAGACGGTAAGATTGCAAATACCGGAAGTACCATTGGAGATTTGAGAAGCAGAGAAATGCAGTTGCAGTTCGATATGTCCGGCATCATGCAGACTATGAACAGAGAGTTGTCTGCAAAACGCAGAAAACTTGATGATGCCATCTTTGATGCAGGAAAAAAGGTTGATGATTTGAGCAATCAGATTAAGATTGCAGAAAATCAGATTAAATTAAATGAAAAGGTTATCTCTGATGCCGATGCTGAACGCAAGAGCTTAGGCGAGAAATACAATTCCGAGATAGCCAAGGCATTTGATGAAACACCTTATCGGTTTGACGAATCCAAGTGGGTATTTGACGATTCTAATACGACTGTTTGCTCTTTATGCGGTCAGAAGTTGCCGTTAGATAAGATTAAGCAGTTAGAGGATGATTTTGAGCAGAAAAAATCGAATGCCAGGGAACTTTTAAAAAGACAGCACGACAATGCTTACGATGATTTCAATATTAGGAAGAAAGATACGCTTAATGGTTTGATTAAGGATGGAAACGGATGCAAGTCAATAATTGAGTGCAAAACCAAAGAGAATGTCGAGTTGCAGCAGTCTATTGAATCCCTAAAAAAGCAGGAGCAGGAAACACTTGCGCAGAAAGAGGAACTTTCCAAGCAGTTATTAGAACTTCCGGAAGAAGCTGATTATTCGCAGAATGCCGAGTATGTGAAGCTGAAAGCCGAACATAACAAGGTTCTTGCGGAACTTGCCAAAACTGATTCTCTTGACCATGACGAGCTAATGTTCCAGTTCGAGGAAGAAAAAGCCGATTTGCAGTCACAACTTGATGAAGTAAATAAGATTATCGCGCAGGCTGAAAACAATGTTCGCATTGATGAACAGATTGCGGATATGCAACAGAAACAGCGCGAGTATGGACAAGCAAAGGCAGATGCCGAGAAAATTCTTTATCAGCTCAAAGAAGTTTCAAAGCGAAAGAATGAGTTGCTTGTTGAGGAAATCAATCAGCATTTCGGTATTGTGCGTTGGAAGTTGTTCGATTTCCAGAAGAATGGAGAATATAAGGAAGTTTGTATTCCTACGGTACTTGATGAAGAAACCGGCATTTATAAGGTATTCGGAGATACGACAAACACCGGCAGGGAAATTGAAGCGAAGATTGATATTTGCAACAGTTTTCAGAAGTTCTTTAATATGTATGTTCCGATTTTCCTTGATGGTGCAGAAAGTATCAATGACGAATATGTACCGGCTGTTGATACGCAGTTAATTCTTCTGACCGTATCAGAGGACAAGCAGTTGAAAGTGGAGTGTGTGTAAATGTCAAGAGTAGGAATCGGGAACAACGTCACACAGCCAGATGCACGGTGCATGTCATGCAAGCGTTGGAAGGGTGCGAAAAAGAAAAACTTTATGGATTTTTCAGACGGACATTGTTCTCTTCCGTATTGCGAGAAAGACGCGAGAAATAAAGGAAAGAGAGGTCGTGTACATGGATGATATTGAAAAGTTGAAGGCTGAAAACTCGGATTTGCGAACAAAGGTAGACGAACTTGAGAGTAATAAATATTGCCTTGAAGGAGAGCTTAGAAAAGCCACAGAAACAAACGAACGACTTTTGCGGATTGTTGAGAATTTGTCAAAGGGACATTAAAAAAGGAGGGTTACGATGCAGTATATCAAAGCAAAATTTCCAAACAGCACCAGAAGTTATACATACCGCACCGAGGATTCCGTAAAAGCCGGTGACACGGTTGTAAATGCTAAGGGTGCAAAGCTGGCAGTTACAGATGAAATCGTGGATATGAAGTGGGTGGAGACCTACGGTGCTGATAAGGTGGCGGTTGTGAAAAAGTATGAAGAGCCGGTAGATGCCGGAGAAAGCGAGGAATAAATAATTATGGCAGAAGCAAAGAAACAGGAAGTAGCAGTTAAGCAGGAAATGAATACAAGGCTTTCGTTCTACGCAAACCAGTACACCGGACTTATGGAGCGAGATTTCGAGGAACATGGTCTTGTATTTGATGATTATTCAAAACAGTGCGTTATGGCATCAATGAGTGCGATTTACAACCTTGTTACATCAAATAAGGCAGCTATGGAAAATCTGAATGGTTCTAATTTGCGGCAGGTTATCGGGCAGGTTTCCAGCCTTAAACTTAATGCAAATGCAGTACCGAGAGAGTGTTATTTCCAGTTAAGAAATAAGCAGGATGCCAATGGAAATTGGTATAAAGAGGTTGAGATGGGAATCGAGGGAGACGGAAACGATGCACTTCTTCGCAACTTCGGCGTTGGCGTTAAAAAAGTCTATCCGGTATGGCTTGTGAAAGAAGGAGATGAATTTACATACCCGAAACATAAAGGCGTTGAGATTACACCACCGGAATGGGAAGAAAAAGGATTGTCGCAGAAAGTAATCCGTGTAGTTTATCCAGTCGAGATGGACGGTGGAAAGATTGAATACATGATTGCGGAACGTGAAGGCGTGAAAGGAAACCTTTTGGCTCATGTGCGCAACAATCTTTTGAATGAAACGTTTGGAATTTGCGAGAATAAGCGCAAGGCAACCGACAAGCAAAAGGCTGAAATTAAGGCTAAAAAGGACGAGATTATCAGTGCACTTCTCGGATGCAAGACATTGGAAGAAATGCTTGCTTGTGAAGTGGCAAGACCTTATATGAGCGCGGCGTGGAGAGAAACTTCCGAAGCTATGATTGTCCGTAAGATGCGTAATAATGCAATCAAGAAACACCCGAAAGACCTTAACGCTATGGCTACACAGTCACTTATACAGATGGATGAAACATATCAGCAGACGCAGGAAGAGATTGCCGAAAATGCCAATTCAGAGGACTTCATTGTTGCAGATGCAGAAGCAAAGGAATCCGTGAAAGATGGTGTTGAGAGAGCTGTCGGTGCAACAGTCGAAGCGGAAGTTGTTGAACCGGAAAAACCAAATGTCGAGATTTGCGGAGATGCAGATTTGCCGGATTTCATGAAAGATTAGGAGGGAAAAGACGATGAAAAGAATTTCAAAGGTTATCTTAATTGCGCTGCTTATGGTAGTTATGGCAATGGGCGTGTGCGGCTGTAGCACGGCAGATACAGTAAATCACAATCTCAATAAAGAAGCAAATGAATTCAATGTTTATCGCAGAATCACAGTTACCAACGCCAGAACGGACACGATAATGATGCAGGCAGAGGGGTATATGTCTCTTAGCAACAATTCTTCCAACGAGCTTGTGGTTACATTTAAGACCGGAGAAGACCAGTATTGCAAGGACTACATCTATTTGAACGATTGGACGTGCTATGTGATGGAACAGGTAGAACCGAAATCTACGGACAAGTATCATTATGAATTAGTGTTTTATCCGGATCGGCTTATTCCAGATGTTGAGATTAAGTAGGAGGTTGCCATGAGAGTTATATCACAGGACGGGGCGATTGATGTTCCGTACGAAAATAGTGTCGTTTTTATTGATACGAGAGGGGTGAGAGACAAAGCTTTTGTCCGGATGCAGACAATCGGAGACAATGAAGCTTCAATAATGGCTCAATACAGTTCCGAAGAAAAGGCGAAGAAAGCCATGGAAATGCTTAGAGTTGCGTATGCTGGCAAGTTTATCACAAATGCAGATATTCCAGTGGATTTCAATGAAACAATAAAGACCGTAATGAAAGGCGGTTTTGGAACTGTAATCGTAAAAGATTCTTGTGATCGGGTAGAATTTAACAATCTGAATGGATATTTTCAGTTTCCGACAGAGGAAGAATTGGAGTAGCCTATGGAATTAAAAGTTTTAGGTTCCGGTTCATCCGGTAACTGCTACATTCTGGAGAATGACAACGAAGCATTGATAATCGAAGCCGGGTTACCATTCATGGAAGTCAAGAAAGCGTTGGATTTCAATGTGATGAAAATTAAGGCGGTTCTTGTCAGTCATACTCATGGGGATCATGCAAAGTACATACCAGAGTATAAAAAAGCTGGAATCCCAGTATTTCAGCCTTATGAGGATTACTATATGATACGCCAGTATGGAAAGTTTAAGGTATTCCCTTTTTCATTAGTACACGATGTAGAATGCTATGGATTTTGGATCTGGCACACGGAAATCGGGAGACTTGTTTATGCATCAGACACGGAATATGTCCGGTGGAGGTTCTCTAAAACCACTCACTTGTTGGTGGAAACCAACTATGATATGCAGTTCGTTGACAGGGATGAGCCGAACTACGAACACCGCCTACGAGGTCACATGAGCCTTGATACGGCACTTAAATTTATTTCTACTAACGATAACCCGGCATTGAGAAATGTCGTTCTAATACACTTATCAGATAAAAGCGGAGATCCCGCACTATTCAAACAAAAGACAGAAGAAACAATTAAATATGGAGCAGATGTTTATGTAGCGGAAAAAGGGTTGGAAGTTGATATGAACCTTTGCCCGTTCTGATTGGTTGTAACACCAAGGCGAAAGCCTAAAAGAAACCTTTGTTCGGCGAGTAGTTATCACAAATTATTGAAAGCCGTGTTTTGGCGGTATATCCCCTATATGCCGCCAACCTTTAGAAAGGGGGATGAAACTTTGAAAATATGCAAATATTGCGGGTCTGATTTTGAGCCGAAGCGACCAGATCAAAAATACTGCAGACCAAAATGCGCGAGCAGATTCGGACAGTTTAAAAATTTTAAAAAGCGTGGGAAAATCGTGTATACCAGAATATGCCCGAAATGTGGCAGAATTTTTATGACCATAGATGAACACAAGGTAGATTGCCAGGATTGTATGAGCGACGCCATTAAAGAGTGCACGGAAAAACCAAAGAAAAAGAATGATGTAATCAAGGCTGTGAACCACATGGCGCGTGCCGCAGGGATGAGTTACGGAAAGTTCGTGGCTCAAATGAGCATGAAGTCATTGGAGAGGAAGTGATTGGATGGGATATAAACACGGATTATCAAATAAATGCGGTAGATTGTACCCTCTGTGGAAAAGTATTAAATATCGTTGCTATTGCAAAACTTCTCGCGACTATAAAAATTACGGTGGAAGAGGGATTGTAATGTGTGATGAATGGAAGAATGATTTTCTAAGCTTCCACGATTGGGCGATCGCAAACGGGTATAAAGAGGAAAAGACTGATAAGGGATTGAATATTTTAACTATTGACAGAATTGATGTTAATGGGAATTACGAGCCTAGTAATTGCAGGTTTGTAACAAATGCAGAACAAGCTAAAAACAAAAGAAATAGCATTCCTATAGAGGAAAAATTTTTAAAATGTCCTGTTTGCGGAAAGCAATTTGTGAAAAAGAAGAGAAATGGGCAAAAAACATGTAGCAATCGCTGCGGAAGGATTCTTTATTGCAGAGAGCATCCAAACACAAAAGACTATATGAAAATATGTCCTATTTGCAATAAATCATTTAACGCCAAAAGAGGTGGTCATTACAATGACGCGGTTTATTGCAGTAAAAAATGTAAAGATTTATCGGGTTCGCCTGTTTGGGAGCACAACGGACAAACCCATAGGGTTGTTGAGTGGGCTGAAATAGTAGGTATAAATGCACATTGCTTATTACATAGAAAGGATATGGGTTGGACTATCGAAGAGATATTAACAACGCCATTGAGAGGTAGAAGAAAATGCCGAATGTAAATTATAAGCAGCTATATGCAATAAAAAAGAACAACGAGAAACGGATATTAAGCATTTGTCCGGAAATGAAAAATCAGAGCGGAATTTATTTCTACACGAGGACTGATGAAAACGGTATATCTTACTTTTATATTGGACAGAGCGTTGACTGCTTAGAGAGAAATATTTCACATTTATCCGGTTTTCAGCACATAGATCTTTCGATTAAAAAAAGAGGATTTTATAGTGAAGAAAATCCGTATGGGTGGAAATTGAATTTTATCCATTATCCGAGAGAGAAACTTGATGAAATGGAACAATATTGGATTTTGGAATATACAAAGAAAGGTTATCAATGCCGTTACAACAAAACGGCTGGCGGTCAAGGTACAGGAAAAGAAAAGATAAACGAATTTAAACCTGCAAAAGGCTACTATGACGGCATTAAGCAGGGAAAAAAGAGCCTTGCCAAGGAATTATCGCATATCGCTGAAAAGCACCTTGAAATCCGCTTGAAGCCGGATAAAGCCAATAATTCAGTATCACAGAAACAGTATGAAAAATTTATGGATTTGCTTCATGGAGAGGGTGGTTCGAATGGCAGAGAATAAGCGATATTACTGGCTTAAGCTGATGGATGATTTTTTTGATAGTAAACGAATCAAGAAACTCCGAAAGATGGCCGGTGGCGATACATATACGATTATCTATCTCAAAATGCAGCTATTGTCTCTGAAAAAAGGCGGCTATTTGGAATACTCTGGTCTTGAAGATGAATTTTACAAAGAGATTGCCCTTGATATTGATGAGGATGAAATCAACGTTCAAGTTACGATTCGGTATCTTCTTTCCTGCGGATTGATCCAGACAGCCGACAATATAGAGTATCTTATGCCTTTTGTGCAAGATAACTTAGGAAGCGAGACGGCAAGCACTCGTAGAAGTCGGAAATCTAGGGAAAATGCACAAAAATCGTTGCAATGCAACAGTGGGGCAACAGTGTGCAACAATTTGCAACAAAAATGCAATGTAGAGATAGAGAAAGATATAGAGATAGATACAGATATAGAGAAAGAAAATACAAAAGAAAGTTCCCCAGTGGAACGGTTTGCAGATTTTGTTGCAGCCTACCCGAAAGCCTGTACCGGATATCTGGTAGAGACGGAATACTGCAATGCGGTAGCCGCTGGGGTGCCGGAAGAGGATCTGATCACCGCGGCAAGAAATTATGCAGTTGCCTGCCGGAAGAAAAAGACACCGGTTCGGTACATCAAGAACCCCGAAAACTTTTTGAAAGAAAACCTGTTTATGGCTTACGTGAAAGGAGCGGATGATGGATCAACAGACGAAAAAAATGATAAACGAGATGCTGGAACGCATGAGAAGTCGCTCAACGAATTGCTCGCAGAACGCGGAATCTCCGGAGAGTTCGAAGGATTCTGATGTTTGCCCGGTCTGCCACGGCAGCGAGTGGATTTTAACGGAAAAGAACGGCATTGAAACAGCAACACCGTGTAAGTGCCGGGAGCGTGCAATCATGTTGCGGCGGCTGCGGTTTGCGGATATCCCGGAAGCATTCCGGGAAATGGAACTGAAAACATTTCGGATGGATGTGTACCGGGAGCCAGACAGCAAAAAGAAAGTGGCAGATGCCTGCCGGATCATAAAAGCGTACCTTGGAGATTTTGAGAACCAGAGGGAGCAGGGGATGGGACTGTTTATCTGGTCCCGGACAAAGGGCAGTGGGAAAACAAGGATTGCGGCCGGGATTGCAAACGAGCTGATGAAAAGCTACGCGGTCAAATTTGCGGTATCACTGACCATCCTGCAGGAAATCAAGAATACATGGCGGCGGGATGCGGAGTACAGTGAGAGCCGGTTACTGGGTGCGCTTAGTACGGCGGATGTGCTGATTATCGATGATTTCGGAGTAGAAGCACCGGCTGCATGGATCAACGACAAGCTGTACCAGATCATCAATGAAAGGTATATCAACAAGCGCGTGACGATTTTTACCAGCAATGAGTCCTTGGAGACTTTACAGTACGACGACCGGATCACAAACCGGATCAAAGAGCGGGCATATCAGATCGCATTCCCAGAAGAATCGGTCCGGGATCATATCGCAGAGCAGCACCAGGAAGATATGCTGCAAAAGCTTTTGGATGGGTAATGAGAAAGTGGCGAGATACCAGAAAGGAGAAGTAATGCACGGAGTAACACAAAGGGAGCAACTGATACCGATGAGCGTATACAGAAAGGAACTTGCAAAGGCACGCCTTGGGGATAATATTGCGAACCATATGGGATTTATATTTGCCCTTGCACTGTATGACAAATTTGATCTGACATTTAAGCAGATCACGAACTATTACACCAAAATAGTAAACAAGCGTGTTGCATGGCAGGACGATGATAACGAAGAAGTCACCAACGAAAGCATGATGCAGTATTGCACGAAAAAGAAAATTGATGTGATCAAGTGGATGAAGTCGATTCCGATGCCACAGAAGCTTTACATGGCGGACATCCAGAAAGGATGAGCAGTGCTTGGTGCAGATCGGAACATCGAGAGTGCACTGGCATCAACGATGTATCTGACAATCCCGACATTGAAAGAGTCATATCGATTCTCGAATGCCAAGATCGAGGAGTTCATGAAGTGGGTTGCCTATTACATTGATTCCTATTGGAGAAAACAGCCAAAGAGCAAAGAACACTATCTGTCCGATGCGATCATCCGGCAGACATTTATCGAGGATGAGCATTGGGACATTGTTACAGGAAAGAAGGTGGGGTAAAAAATGGGAGTTTTGCTTGCATTATCAACCTTATTTATATGGGGTCGGCTGGTTAATATTGATTGCGACCTAAAAGATATCAGCGAAGAACTGAAAAAGATGAACGAAAGGAGAAATGATGGAAGATAGATATTTATTCAAGGCAAAAACCGGTAATGGATATTGGACTATAGGATTTTTACGTTGCAAAGATAATAAATGGTATATAAACAATGCAGGCTCACCATTTGCATATGAAGTAAGACCAGATACAATCTGCCAATGCACAGGGTATATGGGGATCTATGAAAAAGATATTTTTCAGTGCGATGATGAAAGATATGTTATTGAATGGTGCGATTACTCACTCTGTTGGGAAGCACGGGCGATTGGAAGCTCGGAAAGTATTTCTTTAGGAGAATTCAGACCAGATGAAATTGTTGCCATTGGAAACGCAATTGACAATCCGGAATTGTTGGAGGTGGAGGAATGACGATTGATGAAGCTATAACAACTGAAATCGAATACTCACAGCCGGGCGATATTATTTGCAAGGACGGAGCAGACTGTAATGATTGCCGTAGTTATCATAGGCAGCTTGTCGAGTGGTTGGAAGAATTAAAACAGTACCGTGCAATCAGTACTGTTGAAGAATGCCGGGCGGCGGTGGAGAAGCAGAAAATTGATAAAGATTTGGAAAGCCACGACGAAAAGTATATTCTTGAATGCTGTATCAGCCTTATGCAGGAAATGGTTAATGAGTTTGCAGAGTGGTACAGATGGCAACATGGAGATGATGCGATTGAGGAACTTGACGAGGAAGAGAGGTTTTGTTTTAGAAAATCATACTTCCGCATTGTACAGGAACTGTTTCTTTTAGGCACAAACCACTCCGGCGGTACATCTACCAGAGCGAAGTGTGAGCAGTTAGGTGTTGATAGTGCAGAAGAAATTGAATTTGATTGGAGTGATGAAGAATGAATTTTCAATCATACATAAATTTCTTTCTACTAATACTTATAGCCATTAGGTTAGATATTCTAACAAAATTTGGAGTCAATCTTTTTTGCGCTCTGTCAGTTGTAGCAATGATTGGACATGAGATTTTTGATTATTTGAAAAAAGGAGATAAAAAACGATGGGACTGATTGATGCAGATGCACTAAAAGAATATTGCATGCGTGCGAGTAAATCTGATGATGATTTTAGGAGAGTAAGTTTGGCAACATTGGCGAGCGTGATAGATGCGCAGCCGACCGCCTATGACCCGGACAAGGTTGTGGAACAGTTGGAAAAGCTGAAAAGCCTTGTACCAGTAAATAGGGTACTTGATGATATTGTAAATGATAAACCAAAGGAATTAGGAATGCTTATAGCCTATGAAAAGGCAATCGAGATTGTGAAAGGTGGTGGGATAGATGGCAATTAAACCGATTTTATTCAACGTCGAAATGGTTCGAGCGATTCTGGACGGAAGAAAGACGTGTACACGGCGAATTTGCAAAGATACCAACGAGTGTACCGTGCCAGATATGGATTTTTTCGATCCTGAAAAACGTACCTACGCAGTACATAATTATGCAGACAAAGAGCACACAGACAAGTTAAGCATAGCAGAACGTACCTGTCCGATATGCCCGGGCGATATATTGTACGTGAGAGAATCGTATTCGGAATTGTCCTTTGGATATGTATATAAGGCAGACGGGGAGAATATTGACCATCTTGGAAATGTGATTAAGTGGCACCCATCCATCCATATGCCTAAAGAAGCAGCACGAATCTGGTTAAAGGTAACGGATGTGAGGGTGGAGCAGTTGCAGGATATTGACGGAAAAGGGTGTGTGAAAGAAGGAATTGAAGAAGAACCTTTAAAATACGTCGGAGACGAGTTTGTAAAAGGTATGTTTCATGACCTTTGGGATTCAACCATCAAGAAATCTGATCTTGATCGTTACGGTTGGGATGCAAACCCGTGGGTATGGGTGATCGAATTTGAGCGGTGTGAAAAGCCGGAGGGAGTGTGAGGTATGACTGAACTTGAATGGAAAGAAGTCGAACCAGAGCAGGAAGACTGGAAGAAACAAATTGATGTAGTTGCCTATTACGGAGATCTCGTCATAGGAAGCATTGTATATTGTGGTGAAGAAATTGGATGGCAGTCTGTCATTGATGGGCACATGGATTTTTTACAGGCAGAATCTCTGGAAGATGCGAAAGAAGAAATGATTGATGCGTTAGATAATCATTTCACAGACCAAATCAATTATTACAAAGAATTGCAGGAAAGCCTTGACGAATTAAGGGGGAATGAAAATGCCTAAAGCAGTATTGGTAATGGATATGCCGGAACAGGTATGCCAGAAATGTGCATTGTGCTATGAGACAGAGAATGACGACGAATATCTGTGCTGTGCGACAGGAAAACTTTTGCCAGACGGAGAGAAGCCGGATTGGTGTCCACTTCGGGAACTGCCGGAGAAGATGGAAGTGTGTGGGAAGTACCCTCAGCCTGGTAAGCCTGTCGCGTCGTATAGATTTGGTTGGAATGCCTGTTTAGATAAAATTTTAGGAGAAAGAAAGGAATAACGAATCCTCGGTAAACCGAGGTTGTAATTTAAGGGTGTCCAGAAATTACATAAAGAGAACAATAGTAGCGTTGGCGATTCGATAAGGTGGAATTTGAAGTAGCGCACATATAGCGTATTCGACTTATGTGAGTTTCAGACCGTCGGCATGGGAAGCCAGTGTTCCCTATCCACGATACATGGATTTGTAGCGTGGTGTTATGGCAAAGAAAAAGCTAAAAGTATGTTGGATCAGTGCAGGTATATCAAGTTTTATGGCGGGATGGCTTGCAGGCGATGTTGATGAATGGATTTACATTGACATTGCAGACCAACACGAGGACAGTATCAGATTCATCAAAGATTGTGAAAAGGCAATCGGAAAGAAAATACAGATACTGCAATCAAGCGAGTACAGATGTGTAGAGGATTGCGTAAGAACATTTGGAGGATTTAGAAATCCGGCAAACGGATTCGCACCTTGCACGAACTGGCTCAAAAAGAGAGTGAGAAAAGAGTGGGAGGAACGACATAAGGATTGTGAATTGACTTACGTCTGGGGATTTGACCTTAAGGAAAAGAACCGTGCAGAGAGGACGATAGAAGCAAATCCGCAAGCTACACATGAATTTCCACTCATTGATAAAAATCTCTCAAAAGAAGAGGTACATGGATTGTTTGAACGGACTTTTGATTTTGCCCGACCTTTGATGTATGACCTTGGCTATCCGAACAACAACTGTATCGGATGCGTCAAGGGCGGTATGGGATATTGGAATCGTATTCGAAAAGATTTCCCGGAAGTATTCGAAAGTCGGGCGAAGTTGGAAAGAGAAGTTGGTTATTCAATCCTTAAGGACGGCAAAGGGAATCCGGTATATCTGGATGAACTTGAACCGGACAGAGGTAACATGAACACAGAGATTTTCCCGGATTGTGGAATTATGTGTTATTTGGCGCAACAGTAAAAGGGGTGATTATTATATGGCGAATAGTACAGATATGGCATACAGACGAGATAATTTCATCTTGCAATTTCTCGATTCTGTATGCCAACCACCGAAAGAGTATTCGCAACAGGATATAGATGATTGTAACGATGCAATTGCAGAATATGAATGTCTGCTGCAATATGCTATTGATTGTAAAAACAAGAATGAGATCGCATTTTTGAGATCAGAAATTCAACACACAAAAGCTGAAAAGCGATATATCAAGAGAATGATGAAAAACAGAATGGAGCCTGCACTCACATAATTTTCACATGATAGAGAGTTTGCGATTGTTAAGACCGAAGCACTTGGGGAACACATAATGTTCTAATCGTAGTCGAGAGGTCGGGAGTTATGCTAGTGCGTAATTCTGTTTGGTTTCTGGGAATACTCGAAACCAATACCCAGCACATTCTCTTGATGAATTGCTTTCTGATGTTCCAAAGAACCAAATAATCGGAGACAATCTGATTCGGGCATGGAACATCATTAATAACAAAAACTATGAAACAATAGTGTGTTCTGTTTCCGGTGGTTCGGATAGCGACATTATGGTAGATATATGTGTTAAAGTAGATATTTACCACAAAATCCGATATGTATGCTTTAATACCGGACTGGAATACGGAGCAACAAAGGAACACATCAAATACTTAGAAGAAAAATATGGAATAAAGATTGAAATATTCGAAGCATGGCAACACGGAATGACGATCCCAAAAGCCTGTACGACATACGGACAACCGTTCTTGAGCAAAACCGTAAGCGAGTTTATAAGCAGATTGCAGAAACATAATTTTAAGTGGGAAGATAAACCATTTGAGGAATTGTATGCAGAATATCCGAAATGCAAATCAGCTTTAATGTGGTGGTGCAATTTAAAACCGGGCAAAAGAAATAATATCAGTTGGAATAAATGGCTCAAGGAATTTTTGATTGCAAACCCGCCAACATTCCGAATATCGAATAAATGTTGCGAAAAGGCAAAGAAAGATATTTCCCACGGAATAAAGTGTGATCTGATGATTACCGGCATACGGAAAGCAGAGGGCGGAGCAAGGGCGGCGTCTTACAAGAATTGCTATAGTCAAAAAGAGGGCAATGCAGACGAATACAGACCTTTATTCTGGTACACGAATGATGACAAGAAATGTTATGAGGAACATTACGGAATTGAACATAGCAAATGCTATACAGAATATGGGCTAAAGAGAACCGGTTGCTGTGGTTGTCCTTGTGGGCGAAACCTTGAATTTGAACTTGAAGTGCTGAAACAGCATGAGCCAAATTTGCACACAGCCGTATGTAATGTATTTAAAGATAGTTATGAATATACAAGAGAATATCATGCATTTTGCAATGAAATGAATAGGAAACAGAAGACATATTACCAAATGACAATAGACGAGTTTATTGAGAATTAAGAAAGGAGCCGGAACCTATCCGGATAAAAGGCGCGCCGGGTTCCTTTCAGAAAAGATATGAGAACAGTATTGAAGTATCCGGGAAGCAAATGGAACATTGCAACCCGGTTAGTGGAACTGATACCGGAACATCACAGCTATGTTGAACCATATTTTGGAAGTGGTGCGGTTTTATTTAATAAACCGGTATCAGATATTGAGACAATCAACGACTTGGATCATGATGTCGTAAACCTTTTCCGGTGCATACAGGAAGATTCAGAACGTCTGTCCAGAATGGTAATGACTACACCATTCAGTCGTGAGAAATATGAGGATACATATAAGTTGGATGTATGGAAACTGATGATGCCAGACGAGCCGTATTATAAAGCATTACGATTTTTAATCCAGTGCTGGCAAGGACATGGATTTCGCACCAATGGTTATAAGGTTGGATGGAAAAATGATGTGCAGGGAAGGGAAAGAGCATATGCATTATGGAACTGGTACCGACTGCCGGAATGGATTATTGACATTGCGGAACGTCTGCGAATGGTGCAGATCGAGAATCGCCCGGCAATGGAAGTAATTGAAAGATTTAATTGCAGTAATGTTTTTATGTATATTGATCCACCATATCTGCTTGGTACCAGAGCGGGAAAACAGTATAAGCATGAAATGTCAGATGCAGATCATGAGGAATTATTGAAACTATTACTGCAGAGCAAAGCGAAGATCATGATTTCTGGCTATGAATCGGAAATGTATAATGATTATCTTGCCAGTTGGGAGAAAAGACAGTTTTCCAGTTGTGCGGAGCATGGAAAGCCGCGGATCGAAACCGTGTGGATGAATTACAAGGCTGATTTGCAAATGAATTTTGAGGACTTCCCGGAGGTGATGCCATGATTAACGGAGAATTGATAGTTGACAACTTCGCCGGTGGAGGTGGAGCTTCTACTGGCATTGAATTGGCAACCGGATATAGTGTGGATATTGCGATCAACCATGACCCGGAAGCTATCCGGATGCACAAATCTAATCATCCTAATACGAAACATTACTGCGAAAACGTTTGGGCGGTTGATCCGGTCAAGGCATGCAATGGGCATCCTGTCGGACTTGCCTGGTTCTCGCCGGACTGCAAGCACTTTTCAAAGGCGAAAGGAGGAAAGCCAAAGGATAAGAATATCCGTGGTCTTGCATGGGTAGCATTACGCTGGGCTGGACTTGTAAGACCAAGAGTGATAATGCTGGAGAATGTGGAAGAGTTCAAAACATGGGGACCATTGAACCGACGGCACCATCCGATTAAGGAAAAGCAAGGCAAGACATTTGAGCGGTTTGTGCAACAGCTTCGGGGTCTTGGCTATAAAGTGGAGTTCCGTGAGCTGATTGCCGCCGATTATGGTGCACCGACCATGCGTAAACGATTCTTTATGATCGCCCGGTGTGACGGCAAGCCGATTGTATGGCCAGAGCCAACGCACGGACAGGCAGACAGCGAAGCAGTAAAAGCTGGACTGTTAAAGCCATATGTTGGAGCGTACACACAGATTGATTTCAGCAGGCCATGTCCGAGCATTTTTGACACATCGGAAGAAATAAAAGAAAAGTACGGCATCCGGGCGGTGCGGCCGCTTGCAAAGAAAACAATGGATCGGATTGCAAGGGGATTAAAAAAGTTCGTCCTTGACAATCCAGAACCATTTATCATCCAGTGTAATCACGGCGGCGAGCGCAGACCGAACGATATCCGGGAACCGATGCCTACAATCACCGGAAAACATGGGTACGGAATTGTAGAGCCAAAGCTTGCACCGTATATGGGAACCAATACAACGAATCATCCGGGTGGAAACTGCAAAGACCCGATACATACGATTACCACAGGTAATCAACAATGCCTTATCAGCCCAACACTGATCCAGTACCATTCAGAGACAGCACAGGGAGAAGTCAGGGGACAGACCATAAAAGATCCGATTATGACTGTGGATGGTTCGAACCGATACGGATTGGTTACATCGTTTTTAAGTAAATTTTATAAGAGCGGCACCGGGCAAGATATGAGAGAACCATTACATACCATTACTACATCACCGGGGCATTTCGGGGAAGTTCGGGCATTTTTGATCAAATATTACGGACAAGGCACTGGGCAGGATATAAAAGATCCTCTGGACACTGTGACAGCACAGGACAGATTTGGACTGGTGGAGATTGAGGGTGCGAATTATCAAATTGTAGATATAGGTTTACGGATGCTTGAACCAAAAGAGTTGTATGGATGCCAGGGATTCCCGGATGATTACATAATCGACCATGATTATACAGGAAAGACATATCCGAGAAGTGAACAGGTAAAGCGGTGCGGCAATGCGGTGTGTCCGCCAATTCCTGCCGCGCTGGTAAAAGCAAATTTACCAGAGTTGTGCGTAGCAAAGCGCACTGGGAATATGAAAATTCGGCAGGAACAGACAGGACAGCTCCGGTTTGCGTAGGAGGTTAAATATGCCGAAACCGTTAAAAGATTATACTGGCCGGTGCGGTTCGTGCAGCCACTTTTCTTTAAAAAATAAGAGCCGGACACTGCAATGCCCGGCTCATGAGTGCTAAGACTCTCAACCTATTGTCATTATAGCACTCATGTACATCATAGTAAAGACTGGAATTGGAGGGGTTATATGACAAAAGGAGAATTTACAAACAATTTAATATACGACATGGCTGGTTATCTGGATGCCGAGGGGGCAGAGAGATTAAAGATGGCCCTTGCGTATCGAATGAAAGGTTTACATCTGGTGCCGGATGAAACATTACCGGCTACGGATGTAAGGGACAATGAGTGGATTCTTGGACGATATCACGTTGATCTGATCGCAGTCGGCAGGAAAGAGAAAACGATTGAAATGTACCTGTACACATTAAAGAAATTCTTTAATGAAACCGGACTTCATTATGCCGTTATGACCGGACAGGACGTAATGGATTATATTGCCATAAGGCAGTATCGGGACAAGATCTCGAAGTCATACGCCGGAAATATTCAGAAATGTTTATCCGCATTTGTCAAGTGGGCGTACCGGAAACACCATATCGACAAGGACATCTACTGGGACATCGACAAGATCAAGATTCCGCAGAAGCGCAAGAAACGGCTGTCCGATTATGAGGTGTCTAAGTGTAAAAACGCACTGAAAACTTTGCGTGAAAAGGCACTTCTGGAGCTTATGCTTAGCGCTGGTCCGCGTGTCGGAGAAATCTGCAATCTGAAAATTGAAAATCTGAATTTTGAGCGCGGAGAAATCCAGATTTACGGGGAAAAGTCAAGCAAGTGGCGTACTTGCTTTATGACTCCGGATTGCCGTGTAGCCTTGGAACAGTATGTAAATGGCAGGACAGAAGGATATATATTCCTTAACAGACAGAATGTGGAAACAGGAAAGCCATTATGCAAAGCTACGATAGAGGAAATCACAAAAGAGATCGCAGCACGTGCCGGATGCCGGAATGTGGCTACGGTGCACGTATACCGAAAAACATTTGCAAGCCGGGAGTATCAACGAACGAAAGATATTTTATATGTATCGCACAGACTAGGACACGCAAACACAGCGGTTACGGAGAAATACTACATCTGTGACGATATCTTGGCAGACCGGAAGATGGCGAATGTTGCGTAAAATACAAATGATAGGATAGTATTAGTTTTTAATATACGAAAGAGCCGCCGGAAGCGGAGCGATTTAATTTTAATTTCCGGAGGGTGATCGTGAATGGAGAAAATTTCAGATCGTGAGTTGTTGAATTATGCGTTGGATAATGGTATTATCAACATAGCACTTGTGCAGGAACAAGCGAATATGCAGAAGAGAAAGGAAATTTTAAGTAAACATCCATACAATATATGGCAAGGGAAAGACGGATATTGGAGAACATATATTCCAAAGGAATCCGGAAGAAAACTTATAAAGAAAAAGAATAAAGAAGATCTCGAGACTGTAATTATTGATTATATTGAATCTGATAAAAAAGATACATTTAAGGAAAGGTTCTTTATATGGGTAGAACGTCAAAAAATATGTGGTCGGTCTGATAATACAGTTGCAAAATACGAATCTGATTATAGAAGATTTTTTAAAGGTGATGAAATCGAAGATATGCCATTGCGGCAAATTACGGACGGTAAGATTGCTGAATACATAAATCGTTTGTTGGAACGCAAAGATATACCGTACAGAGCATTTAAAGTGATGATCAGCTATCTGAATGCAGTGTTTGAAAAGTCTATAAAGGATAAAGTCGTTGACGATAACCCATGTAAGTATATTGATGTGCCAATATACCGAAAAGGTTGCAAAGAGTCAAAGATTAAAACAGCAGAAGAACGAACGTTGTCAGCAGAAGAACGAAAAATTTTACTGCAAAAGTTGTCCGGCACTGCAAAAGACTGTAAATCTTACATAGCTTCGTATGCTGTAGAGCTGTCTTTGTTTACCGGTATGAGAGTCGGGGAGCTTGCCGGGTTGATGTGGAAAGATATTGATTTTCAGAATCGAACAATCACTATTCAAAGATCTGAAAAGTACAACCGGAAAAACCATGAATTTTACATATCGGGCACAAAGAATAATCTCGTAAGAGTCATTCCACTAACTGATGATATGGAAAAGATTCTTAGAAAGACGATGGAAGAGGAAAAACGGCTTGGATTTCTTGGCGAATTTGTATTTTGCAATGAGGATGGGAGAATCCACACAAGGATGATTTCCCAATGCGTCCGAACAAAAACAGAGACAAAAGAGTTTGTGAACGAAAAAAGTATTCATGCGATACGAAGAACATTGAATTCGAATCTTAGGTGTAATGGAGTACCTGCAACAGTTGCTGCAGCTTTACTGGGACACACCGAAGAGGTGAATGAGAAAAATTATACATATGATGTATCGTCAATGTCAAAGAAAGCCGAAGTGATTCAACTTGCAGGGAAAATTAGCTGATTACTTTTGATTACTCGTTGATTACTCGAGATTTGAAACGCACTAAAATAGCGCATTTTAGGTAGCCTAATCGGGTTCGATTCCCGCCGGGTGCAGTTTATGCTATGTGGCAAGGAAACAACTTACCCATGGAACGACAGGAAAAGCGGTGCGTCATGCACCGCTTTTTT